TCCTTTACCTGGCCTGTCCGGATAGAGCCTAGTTCTGCCTCTGTTATATATCCAGACTCAACGAATCTGATGGTCGCTTTAACTGAACTATTGATAGACACCACCTCAAGCACACCAAAATTGTTTGTCTCGTACAAACCACCCACCTCAACACTCTTATAGCTTTTCAACTTTCCTTTCCTCATAGATTGTGCCCTCAATCAAGAGGGCTTTAGTTTTTACAACGATTTTTACTCTACAACTTCTTCGCAACGCTTCCACACACTGAGCACCTTGTAGTGCCGCTGCACAGGATCATCAGTAAGTACAAGGGAGCAAACAACAGTCCGGTAAGCAGCGTCAAGACCAAACCCACAAAATGGCCACCACCTGAAAGACCTGTTTTAACTCCTAGAGTATTTCTACTGCAATTCTTGCAGCGACACATTACCATACTCATGCTACCACCTCCAATTCTTTAACAAAATAATTCACCCACTTACTAGGGCCATAACACATAAACTTATGTAAGGAATTACCAGTCCACCTTTCAATGTTCCCATTAGCCTTAAGGGTAAACCAATACTCTTCCCCAGCCTTAAAGGCCACTTCACCAGTGTTCATAACGACAGATGTGTGACACTTGAGCTTGATCATGTTACACCTCTTCAGCAAAGTGTGGTTTGACGATGTACCGTACAGCTCCATACTTCAGGTCAAGACGATCAGCTTGTTTACGAGCACGGCTGCGGTCGTTATAGACTTTACCTACTTGAGATTTGGTCTGAATGTCGATGATGGTGTAAGTGGTCATGTCCGTATTCCTTTGTGTGTTTCGTTGTCTGTGAGGTAACTATAGGCCTTGCGAACACTCTTGTCAACGATTATTTTCGATTAATTTCACTGTAAACTGCATAGTAAAGGATTAGCTGCACATGGGCCTTCGTGACCTATAAGTCTAGTGCAATACCAACCAACAGGTGGCTCGTTGCAAACAGTACCACCGTAGCCTTTAACGTACCAGCAGCCAGCTTCTCGGTAAAGTTTTACTTTTATATTTGGTTCATCAAAAGACATATATTTGATATAGTCTACAGCAGCATCAATGTTTTCAAAGCAACCTTTCATTAATTAATATCCCCACAACCATCAATAAAATTTAATAGCTCGGAAAGTTTTTCCGCAGATAAATGCTCCAAGTATTGGCTTTGCTCATTCTCTATATTAATCAAGAGGGAGGCGTAGGAGAATGTCAACCCCACGTCTTCACAGGATTCTAGTACACGTACAAGGTTTTGCAGGTGTTCCATTTGTTCTTTGTTCATATTTATTTACTCCATTTATTCCAAGCTAAATAATAACCTATCCAAGCCATATGGACAAGCTCATCTTCGTATTCACCAGTGTCTGCATTGATTTCAAAGTCTGGATCTTGAATATATTCCCAACGTGTCAGCAAAAGCTCTTCAAATACTTGTCGTGATTGGTTAAGAAATACACGTTCTCTAAGGGACTCTTGTAGCTGCTGTATATTTCCCACTGTATATTGTTTGTGCATGTCACAACTCCAAGTGGTTTGTTAAGTTCTGACCAATGTGTAGGCTCTTGTAGCTCATAGTGATCTCCTTGAATATCAAACACCTCAAAGACATCATCATTAATATAGGCAATCGAGATATGCTGATGACCTAGTATTTCATAACACACTAGATATTCACCTACAGTGTCTGGCATAGCATCTGTACAGCGGGTCCAATTAATCATTTAGTTCTCTCCGTTGTGGGTGGTGGATCTGGGTAAGGTTCTCTACGAAGATCTTGTGGAATAGGCTCAACCTTCAACCAATTACTCTGATGACCAAAACGATTCCAGATAGTACCATCATTGCAAAGAGCTGTTAGGATAAAATCTGATTGTTTTTGTTGTGTGTTCTCAACGCCTGTCACACAGATTTGAATAGTTTTACGTGTCATTTCAAACTCTCCAAGCGTTCTCCAAGAATAATACGACTATACACCTTTTCACGATCAACACCAGTCATTTCAGCAATTTCTGACATAGACAGTCCTTGCTCACGGAGTCTGTAACAACGGATGGCTAGAGCTTGGCTGCGCTTCTCTGAGTTTTTCATACCTCAATACCCTTCACCATACAGGTAAATAAACCTTTCAAGATCTTCTTTAGTCATTTGTACAATATTTTCATGGATACGCCCACCACCGGCTTCTTCAGCCAAGTTCAGCAGGTGGTTTTCTTCTGAGGAGCCAAGATGTGGCACTTGGTTTTCATTGAACCATTCATAAATCTCATCGTTGATATATTTATTAACACGTTGTGATGCCAGTCCGGGATTATTGGCTTGAAACTTGTTAAGGATTTCAGTGACAACATCCCATGGAATCATCTTCTGTTCGCTCATTAATCTTCCCTCACAATCTTAAAGCACTCAATTTTAGTGAAATCTGGAATGTGCTCACCGTTGTAGATTAGCCGCCAAGTGCCGTCTGGTAATTCGTCAAGGTGCAGCATACGTTGTTTAGTTCGTACTGCTGTGACTTTGGATAGTTCTAGGATGATATCTGTGCCTACAAGTTTGATTGCTCTACGTGTCATTTATACTTCCTTCTTAACATGGCTTGGATCAAGACCTTCTTTACAAATCAAGTCTTGCATTTTCTTATCAGCATGTGCTTGATCTTTAGCATCGAAACTCCAAGTATCATAGCTCAAACCGTCTTTACCCTTGACTGTGCCTATCTTAGATTGAACGTAGAATTTGAAGTTGGTCATGATGTGTTTCCTTGTGTATGTTTGTCTTTGATGTCTTGAATTCTATAGCTCAGGGGACACCCTGTCAACCACATTTCTTAAATTATTTTCTTACAGGCAAATAAAAAGCCTCTTGGTTAGAGAGGCTTTGGTGTACATCAATTTTGCCTAGCGATACTACGAAAGGCTTCTTGCAGAGTCTTTTTCATGCGATGTTTCCCATCAACACGTTGAACCATGTACCCCTGTTTTGACTTGATGATCAACCCTTTGAAGTTCCCAGCAACATCGAACACTCGCCGTGTAGAGTTTCCGCTGATAGGACTGAACTCACCTTTGACCATTTTCACTTGATTAGCCATGATATTTACCCCTATAGGACTTAGGCTTTAAGGATGGGGAACACACGATTGCATTCCCTTTCTCTCTACATATTTCCACTTCGGAGGAGAGGACTCATGTCTGTTGTCCTCTTCTTGTGTGATTAATACTAAGGTATTAGCTCATGGCTGTCAACCCCTCATCACACAATATTTTTCAAATAATTTCTCAATCAGCATAAATCAATGATTCGCTTACCAATTTTTCTTCAATCTGCCCACAATCTTGGTAATATTTCTTGTCTTCGTCGTTATCAAACTGGTAGCTGTCAGGCACCCAAAGGTGTTGGTCAAGGTGTCTCACCAAAGCATCTTTGCTATGAGCCAATGCTGACAGGCAATCGCTACGAGCTTCACTGTGAGGAAAGGATTCGATAGCTTGCTTAATTTGCAGAACGTTTAAGTTGATGTTGTTAGTGATAGCGTTCATTTTATGTGTGCTCCGTTGTGTTGTGTGTCGTTTGTTAAGCAGATTTGTCTCCCTCTGTTTACAAGCTTATCTCAAGCGCAGCGGATTGCAAGGAGGATTTGAAAATTATTTTGAACTTTTATTTTTAATTTTTACTCTCCAGCTCTGCTATCCGCGCTTCGAGGCGGGCGATGGTGGATTGCGCTTCTGAGATGAATACCAACTCTTCACCTACTTCAACCTTGCGCATGATCGGCATTTCCACAACACCGGTTTCCATCCATACGGTATTGCGCTCGGCGTCGTAGCCGGCACCACAAACCCTGACCACTGGTTTCAACTCTTGCCGCTCGACCGCTGGCGCATCGGCTGGCTCGCAGAGCTTTTCGACAGCTGAGTAACCGAGATCCGTTATTTCGTAACGAGAAAAACCGGTCGATCGGATCAAGCCAACGCGAGCCAGAGATTTCATACGAGGCTTGGGTACGTCGTAACCTTGATCGTCCTCGCAGGTGTCGAAAAACCGAAGGAGGTCTTCGGCATGCTGAGCGGTGATCTTGATCGGGATCGACAACTCCCGCGACACGCCGTCAATAGTTGGGTTATTCATCAAGGTCGCCATCCTGTTCTGGGGCAATGAAGTAACAGCTATCGCAGTGCCATGCGTAGCCTTGTTCTTTGAGTGTTCCGGTCTCGCACTCTGGACACTGGAAAGCCTCGTAGAATTTCAGAGGTTCGCCCGTGCCAATCGTTGGGTTATTGGTCATGGGTACTCCTAACGTCTCTGATGCTGTGAATTTCTAGGACTTCGTGATGTTCAAGCTCTTCGATGGTTTCTTCGAACTCATCAACGCAGCCGTTCCTATCAAGAACTACAACTGCCCACTCCGTGACAGTTCGTGTAATTTTTGCGACTACTCTTTTTGGCTTATTACTACTCATAGCCTTCTCTCCCATTATCCTATCTATTAAAACATCCCAGTGATGGCATGCCACTTTTCTTCTACGAATTGTACACCGTTATAATACTGTATGTCGCCTTCTTCAGTGATCAGTGTATAACCATAAGTCCAAGGATTTAGCCACTGCTCCAAAGCAGCAACACTATTCAGATTGCATGCATTGATAGCATCTCGCAAACTTTCTTTGAAATCTTCTGTCTCGCTTGTCTCATCCAAAGATTTCTCTAGCTGAGTCTTTAGGATTTCTAGAGGGTTTGTCATTTTATCATCTCAGCCATTTCAAGAATTGCATTTGCAAGAGCTTTTGCATGCTCTTTTGAATTGATAGGCAAAGAAATCTTACCATACCACTCTTCATTATCTTTATTGTTATTTGTATGAATTTCAATCCCATCTTCTGGAAAGTCAGGGTTCTGACGAATCTCTAGGTAGACAGCATTCTCTTCATCAAACACACGAAGGATCTTTTCTATTGTAAAAGCCATAATCTTCTCCTAATAATTCCTATTAATGTAGCTAACACAAGCATAAATCATCGAAACAATAAACACAAGCACAATCGCTGAAATAAATGTTGCTACATTTCCAAAGATTGCTTTTAACAAGATGAACATACAGCCAATGATGAGAATTGTACAGAAGAGAATAGAGAAAATTGTAAGGAAATCTTTTAGGAATTTCATGGCTATGGCCTAATTCACTTCATAGATTGGAGAGCGTAGGGTTTGCATGAGCTGATCATATGTAAGCGTTCCAGGCTACTGCCGTTTACGAATTGCACACTCATGCCAATCTCCAGTTTTACCCTCAAGGGTGTATGTCCAACCACTGTCCATCACTTCAAAAGTTACGGTGTTTACAGGATTTTCTTTAAATCTCATACTGATAACAGTTGTCTCACCATTCTCTTCTGGGTAGTGGACACTTTGGAGGATTACAACTTCTCCTTCTGAGAATTTAGCGTTCATTTATTCGTCCTCGGCAGTCAGGATTTTACCGTGTTTATATAGTTCCTCACATACGATTTGATGAATACGAATAGATCCTTGCATGCCCGAGTCCATATGTACGATATCACCACGCTTTCTGTCGACAGAATCCCATTCCCAAACGATTGTTTCAGCGTACCGGCCTCCGTACATGGATGAGCTTTGTCTATCGATTGTAGACACGAAAAATGCCTTATCTTCCTGTGTTTCACTTGAAAAGAACACGTAGGTTTGGATAAGGGTTTTGTTTTCTTCTGTTTCTTCGTTCATTCGGGTTTCTCCTTGGAATAATTTAGTTCACTCTCTTTTAAATAATATCTTTGTCTTACATTATCATTCACAAAGAACACATACAATTGTTTTTCAGCATCCAAACCAATTTCAAATCCTCTTACCCAATCTGTCCCTATCCAACCCCAACATTCGTACATGACTTCACTCGTATACATTTTCAGGATTCTCTTTAAGAACATGCTCAAGAATATGTGATTCACATTCCTTAAGCCAACTAAAGCGTGCTTCTTTCAACTCTTGTTTAGCAGTAATTAGTGCGGTGCTTCCATCAAGCGATGTTTTAGCCGTTTTATAGGCCAATTCGCATGCTCTAAGACGTTCTAGCAACTCAGTTAACTCGTTCATCACGTCACCTAATTCTGTGGTTTTTCTACATGAATTCTCTGCATACAATGTGTCTTGAATGCTTGAGCAAGGATAACAGCCTCCTTGCGAGAATTGGCTTGGATGGAGCCTTGTGTGATGTTATTGATGCTGATAGTGTAAGTGATCATGAGAATTTAACCTCTTTAGTGTCTTCGCGATAGCTTACTGTAAGCTCTTCCCAATAGATTTTACCAGTGTAAGTACAGTGGCTTTCGTAAGAGAGGCATTCTGCATCATCTGGTAGGTTCTATAGGAACTCTTTCAGTTCTTTAACAGTCATTGCCATCCACTCACTTCATACCAAAGACATGGACGATTCCATTCAACTGTATAACCAGCTTCACGAAGAATCGATACCTGTACATCAGAGATTTCATCCTCCTCTTCATTTCCACGGTGGTTGAAATAAACTTCTTTTACACCACCTTGTGCATAACGTTTGATCTTGGAGTAGATATCACTCATATCTGTCTCTACTCGGATGTTCTGTTTAAGCTCTTGTAGGTTCATCTCAATTCACCTTAATCAAAATAGCATTTTGCCAGACACATGGATAGAATGCAGATTCTCTGTTATCAAGCACGCCATGAACACGAATACCTGATTCGGTGTAACCATCTAATATAACTGTAAAACTTGTGAACACAGGCATGATAGGGATTTCAATTTCTTCCAGAACTACTTTACCCAAATAACCAAGATCAATATTCATTTATTCTCTCCCATTGCTTTGACGATAGCTTGATTAATTTCTTCACTAGAAGATTTGGTATTCCCAATCACTTCAAAGAAGTCTTTGTAAGATTCTGACAACTCATCCCATTCAACCTGACTGGCTGCTACAAAGGCTGCCCACTTCAAGCTATCCTGAATCTGTTCAGCAGATGGGCGTTTGGATACTGAGACTTTCTTCTTTGGTGCTGACATTATTTTTCTCCTTTACCAATCGATATCAATTGTGTATGTACCAGCTTCAATCAACCCTTTTGCATGTAGATCATTTGCAATCATTTCTACAGCTGGATAGAAATTACGCTCCCACCACATACTAAGACCATTCTTACGGTCCCACTCATCAGGTGAATTAAGCGGTTGCTTAGGGTCACGTTCAAGCCAAGCTTTGAAACTAACACCCATTTCTTCGTGATTTACTTCTTCAGGAACTTCGTGGTTATCATAATCTTCAGCATAATCAGGAATTGCGATCTTAACACGTTGCCGTTCTTTACAGCCATCTTGTTGCTGAAAGCTGTAGGGACGACCATATGTGGTTTCTACCAAAGTGTCCCAATCACGTACTGTAATGACTTGTTCTGTTCGTGTTGTGATTTTCATAACATTCTCCTCATAAATATTGTCTTTCTGTGTTTGTATTGTGGATGATTGTGGAATGGATGTCAAGGAGAAATGATGGCAACTCGCCTAAAATCTCTACGAAAACTACCGTGATCAAACGGATAAGCAAGCTTCATCCAGACGAAACAAGGTGTGATTTTGTACACCTTTCCTACATGAAGATAAGAACTATTATCGGCACCAAAGACAACGGTGTCTCCTACACGTATTTGTTTATTATTTACATCTAGTGGTAGGTTAGGAAGCATTATCTTTCTCCTCAATCCAAAACTGGTAATAATTTCCCCTAAAGCTATGACACAGTCTAATCGTAGAGAAGTCTGTATCAGGGTGTTGTTTAATCCAATGTGCAATGAAAGATTCTTGATTACTATTAACCACTTCTTGAATTTTTCTTGACAGCTCTGTGCGTATATCCGAGGCTGCTATGTCCAAGGAAACATCGTAATCATTCATTCTGAGTCTCCATGGTAACAGACTTACCTTTAGCTAGGATAGTATTAAAATCCTCATCAGAGATTAAATCACAAAGAGCCCAACCTACGTTAAACCCTTCAAGATTGCGCTTAGCTAACACCCTACAAATAGAAATTAGAGAGTCAACTAATCCAACAGTTATACCCTCTTCTGATCTACAATCCGTTGAAACTTCTGTCTGAGTGCCTTTCATTTACTTTTCTCCTCATTCTCAATATAAAATTTACACCCATTCTCATTCAAATCTTTACAAGCTACGATCATGCATAACCAAGGTTGATTCTTAGGGGCTGGTGGCACAGTGTATCTGAAACATGTGGATGATACTGGGCAGTTTGTGCCTTCGCATTTCGAGAATAGTTTCATTTCACTTCCTCAAAATAATCTGCCAAATAGATATACCCACCAACCAATTTATAGCACAAATGCCCATCCATAACTTTCTCATACTCAACTTGGTAAACTGAGCTGAGGCTAAGTCCTGCACTGATTGCACTTGCATATTGGTTGGCTGTGAGTGTTGTTTTAAGTCGTACGTTCATTCTCCATTCTCCCCTACAGTGATTCCTGATCGTTCAAGTAAAACATTCCTTGTCAATTGCATCTCACTCAAATCTTCTACACCAAACCAGATATGAGCATTCTTTACGCCATACCTTCGAATAGCATTATTCCACTGCTCTTCCCGTGTAAATTCAGGGTCAACCAGTGGAATCTCATTTGGGCCTAGGTAGTCTTTCATTTCAACCCCTCAATCTGTTCATTCAACATCTTAATTCGCCATTGGCTGTGATCAACATCTCTTACCAATTGATCCCGTTCAGCAGTGATCTTCTTAAGAATAGCTTCCTTACTAGGCTGTGCACCTTTATCAATTGCATAATGTTTATAGCAACGACTCTGACGACTAAGGTTGTACACCTTGTCATAGTCTTGAATGTAGTATTCACTAATCCATTCAATCTGGTTTAGATTACAGATGAATTCAAGATCAACACGTTCAACATCTATAATCTTAACTTCGTTGCCAATATACTCACAGCCGTAGTGAGCCCAATAGGTGTCAATGAGATATGTCACACCATCACGAACTGTAGCAAAGCATTGGTTATCCATACACCAGTAAGCTGTTCCATTCGGACACTTGGCACGATAGGCTGCATCGTCTTTGTACTTCCACTTAAACACGTCACCATCTTTAATCTGAGTCATTTCATCTCTCCCAAACGTTCATTAATACGCTGACGATTAATTTCAATAGCTTCTTGTGTAGGAATGTAATCTCCAAACCACCAGCTGTTGATTCCTTCAATCAGACTGTCTCTGTCAATAGTACTTACTTTATAACCACGACTTACAGCTTCATTACACAAAGAATAATACCTCTTAGTGATGAAGTCAAGCTTATCATAAAACCAAACGACATGCCCTGTGCCCATTGTGTAAGCTGATGTTTGCTTAATCTTATCTTTGAAATTGTATTTGTTAATTTTCCTATCTTGAGCTTTACGCACAAGACCAAAAACACGGGTTATCTCATGCAGCTCACCTAGAAGGTGTTTATTGTGCAATTCAGATGGGGCGATAACATTGATACGAGTCATGAGAAAGCTTCTGTGTGAGTGGCTGATGTGAGAATTTTAGGCGTCAAAAAGCCCTCAGTCAAGGGTTTCTTGAGAGGGCTTTGGGTTATTTCTTGTTCACCACCTCCTCCAACCACGCATAAACCTTAAAGATGATAAGAGCAGCTAGACACAGAGGCCAGACAATTGAAGACAAACTAATTGCAAACAAAGCTTCTTGGTCAATGTACATTTTCTTACGTTCGTACAGGATAATTCCTGTGAAGCATAGGAGAATGCTTAGGATGTATAGGGTGATTAGTAGTGGTGTCATACAAATTTCTCCATTAACTTAAGCCGTTCTTGCTTCTCGACAATATCCTTAACCAACCGCTCACGTTCCCAGTAAGCTTGGTTAATTCTGTCTCTTCGGATAATTACAGGCTTACGCCAATCCCTGAATGCCTCACAAATGTATTTAGATTCCCAACCATTCAAGGAGAACTTAAGACCTTTCACACTGTAAAACTGACCTCTGTGAACGATAGCATAATACACGCTGCCATCTTTCTTGTCTAGCAGTGAACAAAATCCTGTGTGCAGTTCAAGCTTATCAATCATCCAAGGGTAAATCTCAGGCCACTTACCAGAAGATTCCGCCTCATATCGGCTGTGGATCTTAAGCTTAAACCTTTTTGGTGTAGCTTTCAGACACCGAACAAAAGAGATGACAGGCTCCCCTACCATAGTTTTAGTGGTATCGTCAACCCTGTCTTGTACAGTTTCTTTTGGTGCTGATTTGAACAGTTTCTTGATAAGGCTGAACATTATTTCTTCTCCACGTAACAGAATTTATCTGAGCCCATCACCTTTAGATAGGCATCTTTCATGTATTGTAGCGCAACACCTTCCAATTCTTCAAGCACAATAACAGAGTCGTGTTCTGGAAGCAATACCTCCCCTTGCATAATCAATTTACTCATCACATCCGACAGGATTTCACTGTCAAGATATTGCAGATGAACGCCCTGATCTTTGAAAAAGTACTTTGCAATCGGACTGTTATGGTATGCAACGGCTTGAACACAATGACCAGCACGGAATTCTAGCTCACCCTTGCTGTCGAAGTCAGGTTCAATGCCAAAATAAACACAACCACCTTCGTTTTCTGTATCTCGTTTATCGTAGTCATTCTTATAGTGTTCGGTCACACTTCGCACTGTATCGCGATATGATTTTGCATTCAGACCGACCATGACAATTCGTTTCTGCAAGTTACGAATTGGGTTGTAACTAGGCATATTGTATTTTACTTTAAATTCTTCGATCTTCTGCGAATCTACACTTAAAAATGACAAGTCTGCATTGTAAGGGTTGTATTCCCCATTCCATTCAGTTGTAATCCACAGATCCAAACCGTCTTTATTTTCTTGCCACTCTCGTTCATAGAGTAGAGAAGCGTGCATAGCTTTGAAATCTAATTCCACAACATCTTTACCATTTAACTTCAATTCCGACCTCTCTTTTTGATTCAGCACCTGCACACCACCAACTGTATTGTACATACGACCACCTGTTAGAATGTTGTCAATGAACGAACGTTTATAGACCTGTGTAGGTAATACAACACCTTCGTGTTCAATTTGTGTTTCAGACAACAGAGTATTGAATTTTTCCATCTGTAGCCTGATTTCTTTAACACCTTTAACACCTCGTGTGCTTTTAGGTTCTTTAGTCTCACGATTGTTGATCTCAACAAAATCAATCACTTCTTTTTCATCAGATACATCTACACCCTTCCAAAGAGAGAAGTATTTTTCTGTAAATAGTACACGACTTGAGATTAAATCCATCTCTTTCCAATCCACAACACCGCCAACATACGAAAGAAGATAACCCATATTAGCTAGCGTGTCAACAAGAGAAATCATCTTTCTTGGCCTCACACCCTGTTTATTAGCTGTGTAAGTGGAGAAGTGGCGAGGAATTGTGATACCCTTAGCACCATACTTTAAAGCTCTCGCTGTATTGGTAATCAAAGACCATATCTCTTTACTGTAGCCAGCACCAACAGAAGCTTCAAGTGCTTTATAAATAGGTTCATATTTCTTTGTTCTATTGTAGTGAATATTGAAGTGAGTACACACCACCATCACTTCTTTCCTCTCTTCACTACTCATGTTCCATAACTTAATTGTCAATCATATATCTCCTTAGGATATGTATTGTATTAGTAAGATAATATAGTTCGTATAGATAGTGCAACATATCTGGCTACAAGCCCCTATCCACAAGACCTGTGCGTGTTTCATTCTTCATATTCCTCCACCTAATAGCACATTCAGCATGCTGTACACGAAAGCTTCCCTTATATCTCTCAAAATGTCCAGCCCCTTTCTCACACATTTGTCCACATCTGTAGCATATGCCGGGGTATTTGTTTCTCATTTCTTTTTCCTCAACAGGAGTAAGATGGGAAAAGCTTTAATAAATTCTTTCTTAATATCATCAACACAACGATGCAGTTTTTCTAGGGATTCTTGTAGAGTCATCACTCTCCTCCTACCCAAATCACATCATACTTCGGACAAACATCAGACAGCTTCCTGACATACGTATCATAATCCATAAAATTTCCTACGAGGAAGAAAATCCCTTGGTTGTTCATCACGCTTTCCCCTCCCCAAGCTTAAGATTCTCTCCAGAACATGCGTCAATAATTTTAAATTTCTTTTTCATTCAGTTCTTCCTCATATTCCAAGCCGTTAGGACTCTTTCCAGACAAACAATAGCAACTGCTGTCTCATAACGGTAGTCTAGTTTGTGTGCCTTGTCCTGATCGGAATCTAGCACATAAACTTTCTTGGAGACAGCACATCCAGAACATTCAAGGTACACAACCCTGTCTGGGTCATCTCTGTGACCAACTCGCTTAGTCTGCAATACTGGCTGGATTCCACACCAAGGACATGGTAAGGCAGTTCTCAACAAGACTTTTGCACCTTCAATATTCATAACAACCAGCAGCTCTGCTGCCCCTCCTCAATTAATGTAGGCCAATCATAACAGATCAAGGGGTGAAGTCAAGAGGGGATGTGAATTTATTCACAAAGATTCTGGGGAGAATTTTGTTGGGAGGAGGGTTGACAGAGGTGAGAAATGGGCGTAGATTTGACCCCATCAAACAGACATTCCCGACAAGGAGTAGCAAAATGGCCTTTACACCATCAGACGTTACGATCACGATTGGCAGCGGTAACAACCAGATTCCGGTCACAGGTTGGGCAACTATTCCTGATTTCACCATTGCAAAACCAAAGAAACGCACTGTCAAGACGGCTATTCCTGTGGCCGGTCGCTCGTTTGCAGAATACATTTCTTATCGTCTTACCAAAGATAATCTTGGATTTGTCCCTATTCAAGACAAATGGTCTGCATCCACTCACATGGGTTCACATATTAGCTCTGTAATCCCTGAAAGTATCGATGATTTGTTGGTGTATTTCCATGAATTGGGCCACAACAAGAGTAAGCAACCAGCTAGTGCTAATCGCGGTTTCTTTGGTGGATTTTCCAACTGTAATGCCACAATTGATCGTGAATATAATGCTTGGGTGTGGGCTTTGAAATACTTTCGTCGTCTTGGTTATCAGATGACAGATAGTTGCAAAGAATTGGTGAAGAAGGCTTTCAAATCTTATATTGACAGCGCTGAAGATGAAGGGTATGCTTCTGTCAAAGCAAATAGGTTGTCTCATTTGGTTGGGATTGAAATTAAGGCTAAAGAAAAACACACGATTGATTTGAGCTTCAATCGACTAGAAACATTTGCGGGTAAGTATCATAACCCAATGTTGACAGGTAAAAGTAGTGACTTTACATGGTATGATGAGTTTGCTAAGATTCCGAGTATTGTAATTGAGAAACCTAAAGGCTGGAAACCTTGGCACGATCTTAAACAGAAACAAATGAAGAAATCTTGGAGGAGTCAAAAAATGAGTACATTTGGTGACGGCACATTCAAACAAGGTGTTTACGAAGAGATTCAATGGCATGTAGAATCTCACAACCTAAAACCTTCAGAAGCTATTTCAGAACTGATGGAGATTGTACAGTGGATGCTCACTATTAGTGACTTTGAAGGTGAAGCATATGAGCGTGGTAAGGAGGCTGCTAAAGCTGAGATTCTTACAAGGATTTCTTAACCTCTCAATGTCGCTGACATTTCGAAGAAACAAATACACGTATGTGGTGTATGCAAGATTAATTTAAATATAGGGGTGGAGAGAATATGAATTTGCACAGTGATATTATGAATATTCAAACTAAAAAGGTCCAAGAGATTCAAGCTATTAAAGAGGGTGGTAGCAGCCCTATTTTGATGTACCGGCAAGGACATCGTGATGCACGCCATGCCGCTGCTGAAGTATCTTTGAAGGCTGAAGCTCGGATTGAGGAGTTGGAAGAAGAGATGAAGAAAGCTAGACAATTACTGCTGAATGGAGTTAATCCATTTGCTTCAAAGATGACTGCTCAAGAAATACACACAGCTATTCTTAACTTTCTACAGGAGAAGAAATAATGAGCTATCTTGAAATGAGTGAAGAAGAAATCCACAATCTTGTTGAACGTGGTGGGCTGGATGATGACATGTTCTTTAGTTTGCACACAGAAGCAGTGGATGAGCTGAATAAGACAGAGACAGCTTATAATGCAGTGATCAGCTACATGCTTGGTAAAGGCTATTGTGAAGAACCTATAGAATTCCTACGCTGCTGGAATGAAGGTAACTTCGATGCGTTGCGTGAAGAATGGCCTGATGCACCAGAAGAGATTTATTTGGCTGATCCACTTTATAAGGGGCAGAAATAATGAACTGCAAATGGCGACATGTTGACCTAGGCTGGCGTTGTGGTGCAATCTATGAAATGTGTGATGATGCTGTACAGATTGCTAAACTTTTGAACACACAAGTATCATTTACTTTTAATGGCGTTCGTGTTAACGTCACCAGTCAAAGTGACCCTGAAGACGTTTCTTTTAAGGCATTAGAGGCTGTCACGAGTAAAACTGATGCAGTATTTGGTAAGGGGTGTTACTGATGACAATTGAGCAAGTAACTATGTACAAATCCTCTGACGGAACCATGTTTGTAACGAAGAAAGAAGCTCTCCAACACGAGCTAAAGGAAAGCCTATGGGACATTGCCTATTCTGAGTTTGGACGCTATGATGAGCTAACTTTTGCCTATAAAGATGACTTTTATGGGTTTCTTAAGAGTAATCGTGAGATTGTTTTGGGAGTGTTGGAATGATCACAGTAATCTCATACATCGCTTTGCAATATTTCTGTGGGTCAAGTTGGAGCGGCTGGTTATTCGTATTGCCTGTAATTCTGGATCTTGAAATTATTGATAGGGTGTTTAAATAATGGCTATGGTAAATATCGCTAAAGATTATCGTAAGTATTCTAGTGAAGAGCTTCGGTCACTAGCCTATTCAGGATTGCTGACTTGTAACGGCTATGATCTTGATAGCTTTCTGGAATATCTGTTTCAAGGAATGGTGTCTAAAGATGAATTAGACAAGGCTGTTGAGTATGCTGAGGGTAGTCGTTCAGACTGGTGTTCGGAGTGTGAAGCTGAGTTGAATTAGCTTGCAGGCTTGAAGATTGTGGCGAAGAATATTGATTAGGAGATTGGTGTGAGTAAACAAGAGCGACCGGATGGAGAGCTTCTGTATCATGCTTCCTGCATTGGGGATGAGTGTTCATCCTCTGATGGGATGGCTGTGTACCAGAAGGAAATTGATGGAGAGAAAGTGAATGATGCTTTCTGTTTTGTCTGCACTAATTATTTCAATCATTCTCAACTTGAAGAAGTTGGGATTAAGATCAAAGAGGGGAAAAGTAAATTGACAGAAGTTGTAGATTTTTCGAGTATTGAAGCGATTCCATTCCGTGGTTGGAAGGAACGTGGTATTGGTCAACCAGTAAGCACTAAGTATGGTGTACATACAGAAGTAGAGAACAATTTTGATGTTGTTGCTCGTTACTATCCTTCAACATCTGATGGTAAGGTTGTAGGATTTAAGAAACGTTTGAATCCTAAAGACTTTGTTGGGATTGGTAGCACAAAGGCAACTAATGAACTGTTTGGTCAATCTGTCTTTGAAGCTGGTCAGAAGTACCTTGTCATAACAACTGGAGAAGAAGATGCATTGGCATTTGCCCAAGCACTTTACTCAAAGAAAGACGGTGTAGAATACTGGACACCTGTTGTTAGTGTGACTTGTGGTGATGGTAGTATCATCAAACAGTTCAAGGCTAACTTTGAATATATCAACAGTTTTTCTAAGGTCATTCTATCGTTTGATCAAGACGAATCGGCACAGAAGTATGTAGAAGAAGCTGCTCGCCTACTAACTCCGGGTAAGGCGTTCATTGCAAAGCTTCCACAAGGCGTTAAAGATGCCTCTGACATGGTTAAAACAGGTCGATCAGCAGAGCTTAAACAACTCTTCTGGAAAGCTACTCCTTTTAGCCGTGTTGATGTGCTTCACTTGAGTCAAATGTGGGATGACTTTGAAAGTGAAGACAATAACGTAAAGATTCCTTTCCCTGCATCGTGGGCACATCTTAATGAGATGATGAATGGTGGTATGGAGAAGGGTGAAATTACAATCATTGGTGCGTTGACAAGTATCGGGAAGTCCTCTATCGTTAATAACGTCGTATATTCATTGATCGAGAACACAACATTCAAAGTTGGTGCAATGTATCTGGAAGGCACAAAGCGTGAGGTTGTACGTGACTTGTTGTCGCTTGATGCTGGTATGAACTTACGGACTGTCAATCGTGAGAACGTAGACATTGAAGCGCTGAAGAATCGATTCTTTGAGAACCTTGCAAAGAAAGATCAATTCGTGTATGTTGACCACCAAGGTAGTATTTCCACAGCAGAGATTTTTGATAAGCTCAACTATCTCGCCAAGGCTGAGAACTGTGATGTAATTGTTATCGATCCAGTTCAAGCTGGTGTGAACAGTAGTGATAACGGTGCAATCATTGAGTTCATGGATACATTACTCAAATTTGCAAAGGAGACAGATACTTGTGTGGTGGCAATCTCACACATGCGTAAGCCTTCTGAGGAAAACCCACACGCAGTTACGGAATACCAATTAATGGGTTCCAGTTCTTTGAATCAAATTGCGTTCAATACTATCCTGATCAGCCGTGATAAGATGAACCCTTGTCCGATTAAAAAGTCAGCCACTAAACTGCAATTGGTTAAGTGTCGTCGTACTGGTAACACTGGTGATGCTGGATGGTTGCGTTATGATGGAGCTACAACACATATGTTTGCAACGTCTGACCCATATGTAGAAGAGTTCCTTGATGAACCACCTTCTGTGGAAGCACTAGAAGTTCCTGCACACATGGTTGACTTTTGATTAAAGGAGGCGTAAAATCCTACGTTCAATTTAGGAGATTTTGCATTGGAAAAGAAATTCTTTGAGGGGGATTGGGTTTTTGACATTGAAACTTTCCCGAACACCTTCACGTTCGCAGCAGTTTATTCGAACGGTAAGGGTATGCGAGCATTTGAAATCAGTGATCGTAAAAATGAAGTAGAAGAACTCCTTGACTTCTTTCGCAAGGTGAAATCTGCCGGTCATCGTTTTGTAGGATTCAATAACAATAACTTTGACTATCCGGTTATCCACCACATCTTACAGAAAGCCCGCAAGGTTCATGGGACTGATAAGAAAGTAAAAGTAACAGCGAAAGAGCTTTATGATGTTGCGATGAAGCTTATTAATTCAAGCAAAGAAAACAAGTTTGGCTCAGCAATCAAAGAGAAAGATGTGGTCATTCCGCAGGTTGATTTGTTCAAGGTTCATCACTTTGATAACAAAGCACGTTCTACATCTTTGAAAATGCTTGAATACAATATGCGTTCCACCAATATTGAGGATCTTCCTTATCCTGTTGGTACTGTGCTGGATGATAATCAGAAAGATGTCTTAATCAAATACAACAAACACGACGTTAGTGAAACGCTGAAGTTCTATTGGTATTCTTATGAGAATCTGAAGCTTCGCGCTGATCTGACTACACAATTTGGCTTTGATTGCACAAACTTTAATGATACCAAGATTGGTAAAGAGTTGTTCATTCGTACATTGGAGAAGGAAGCTCCGGGTAGTTGTTACATGAAAACTGAATATGGTAAGGAAGTACGGCAGACCAAACGTGACAAGATTGTAATTAAGGATTGCTTGTTTCCGTATATTAAGTTTGATCGGGCAGAATTTCAAGCTGTACACAAATGGTTTCAGGATCAAGTTATCACTGAGACTAAAGGTGTGTTCAGTGATTTGATGGAGCATCAGCTTGGAGATGTAGCCAAGTATGCTGAAATGGTTGTCAAGAAAAAGAAACTGTCTGATCCTGTAGATAAAAAGAATAAACGATACGTTCCATCTGAGGAAGTTATTGCTGAGAAGCGTAAAGAACAACCAATGGGCTGGATTGAAGAGAAGGAACTTAAGTCACCAAAGGGAGCCAAAAGCTATTATTGGTGTTGGAATGTAGCTGAAACATTGAACGTTATGATTAACGGCTTTCGTTATGATTATGGCGTAGGTGGTATTCATGGGGCAACACAAGGGACAATCCGTAGCACTGAGAAGCGAAAGATTCGAACGCTTGACGTTAAAAGTTATTACCCAAACATGGCAATCGCTAACCAGATTTATCCAGAGCATTTGGGTAAGACCTTCTGTAAGGTGTACGCTGATTTATACGAACAGCGTACACAACAACCAAAAGGGTCAGCGGCTAACGCAGCACTGAAATTGGCACTCAACGGGGTGTACGGGGATAGTAACAACGAGTTCAGTCCCTTGCTTGATCCGGCTTATACAATGGCAATTACTATTGGTGGTCAGTTGTCCTTGTGCATGCTTATGGAAAAGCTGATTGATAATTGTAATGCTCGGATTATCATGTGTAACACGGATGGTTTTGAATACATTGTTGACGTTGAACAATTTGAAGAAGCTGATAAGTGGGTGAAATGGTGGGAAGAGCTTACCAAGCTTGAGATGGAAGGTGATACTTATAACCAAATGTTCATCCGAGACGTAAATAATTACATAAGCGTTACTGAGTCAGGTAAGATTAAACTGAAAGGAGCCTATGAGTTTATGGATTTCGATAAACTTGGTTGGCACAAGAACCATTCAGCGATGGTAATTCCTATGGCTGTAAAGGCTCACCTGATTGATGGAACGGACTTTGAAGAGTTCATTCGCCTGCATGAAAACAAGTTTGACTTTATGTTGAGAACGAAGGTGCCTCGTAGTAGTAGCTTGGTTTTAGTGGTTGATGAAGAAGATGTACCCCAACAAAACATTTGTCGCTATTATCCGGCAAAGGAAGGTGGTGGTAAGCTGATTAAACTTATGCCCCCACTGGTTGAAGGTGGCGATGTTCGACGGTTAGGTATTGACACAGATTGGAATGTAAAGACATGCAACAACATTAATGACTTCTCATGGGGAGTTGACTATAAATATTACATTGATCAGGCAGCTAAACTAATTGAAGCAGTGTCGGAGGATGTAACTGATAAACAAGGTAAGAATTGTGAACGAGTTACGGCAGTCGAAGAAAATTGAAAATACTGCTTTACAGGTTGATAAAATCGTGTCAAAATTGATGTATGAAAAATAAATGCAGGATGAATAAATGAGAGGTATGAGTAAGAGTAGAGGTATGACATATGGTCTAGGAATAAATGATGCAGATTATGTCACTTCCAAGACTGAAAAATATATCGATACCAATGGTAAACAAAGGCAACGACAAATTTGGCATTGTCCATTCCATTTAGTGTGGACTAAATTAATTTATAGATTTAGTCCAGAGTGGATAAATAAATATCCGACCTATGAAAATGTTGATTTATTTTCCGATTGGATATACTTTTCTAAATTCAAGTGTTGGATGGAGACACAAGATTGGGAAGGGAAGCAGTTAGATAAAGATTTGCTTTCAGGAGAAAATAAGATATACTCACCAGAGACTTGTATTTTTATCCCACAAGAATTAAATAAGTTTTTGATAGATTTTCAAAGAAAAGGTAAGAATTCAGAACTACCAAAAGGTGCCTACCCAACAACAAGTGGTAGATTTATGAGTAAAGTTTGTAACCCTTTTGATGGTGAAGTAGAGTATTTAGGATATTTTGACACAGCTGAGGAGGCTCACAATGCTTGGAGAGGAAGGAAGTTAGAGTTTGCCCTATTGTGGGCAGAGAAGATAAATGATGAACGAGTAACAAAAGCTTTAGTAAATAAATATCAAAATTATGAGGAATCAAAATGAAAAATGCAATCTACGCAGTAATCGAGAAAGCAACTGGTCTGACTCTTGAAGCAACCACTACACGCGAAGCTGCACGAGAAATTAAGCGTGAGTTTGAAAGCTATAACTCTGGTAATCAATTTCAGATTGTACAGTTTGTTAAATCTAAAGTAGTACGTTGATATGGGCAGCATCAAAGTAAACAGCAAAGAAAAAGTTGGTGAAGTAAGCTACGAAACTGAGTACACTTTCACGGATGCGAGTGACTTCTTCGCTTGGGAAGATATTAAGGTTGAACGTCTGACTAATGCTGTCAAAGGATTTAATCTTGGTGGTGAAGGATTGTTTACAGATCCTGAAGGAAGTGATATCTTCGGTAACTCTGAGCCAGCTAAACCCTTCATTGACGTGAAAAAGAAAGCAAAGGAGACAAAACATTGAGTAAAACTAAATCTGTAAGTTTCCCAATCTTCGGTATTCTAGGTCTGATCTTTGTAACACTTAAGTTGGCTGAGATTGGAACTGTAGCAACTTGGAGTTGGCTTTGGGTGTTGAGTCCATTTTGGTTGCCAATTGCTGTAGTACTAGCTATTGCAGCCGTTGTTGGGTTGATTGCAATTACCATTGCATATCTGGATAAGAAGTAATTTAATTAAGGAGATAAAATGATTCAGGAAATTATGCAATACATCGATCTGCTGCCACAATTCCAACCAGTTGCACGTAAAGTGATTGATGGTCTGAAAGCTTATGAGGCTGAATACAATGAAATTACAGATTTTGTAATTGACCGTACTGTTACTAACAAAATTAAAATATACAAAGCTTTCCAAGCTGCTGGTATTAGTGATGATCATTCGTTGGCTCTCACTGTAAATACCTATCAACAGTTTGAGAAAACTGCAAAAGAATTTGGTAAGAATATCTCGGCTAACAAAGCGGATAAGATTGCTAAATAAAACGAGTCTTAAAATACTCAACGTAATGTGAACTAAATAATATACACAACTTAATAGAGAAAATTAAATGACTACTAGCGTAATTGTAAAGCAACTCCCTAAGTCCGGTACTTTGGAAACTTTCAACGTCTACATCTTGAACACACCTGTGTTCTATGCATCGGTACATGATGTTCGTACCAAATACCAATCAACAGATAAAGAGTTCAGTCTTCAATCCTTTGTAAGTGAAGAGACTAAGGACAAATTGATTGATGAAGTTATGTTGAACAAGAGTTTTGCTGAGGTTGGTGTTACCAAAACTTCTAAGGCGCCGAGACGCATCAAGTTTCCCCTGTCTTCGCAGGTTGAAGAAGGGAAAGTAAACTACGATGTTGTTGCTGGTATGCACGGGTTCACTGTAGCCAAGCCTGAGTTCAGCAAGAAAGGCAATAAGATGACAGTGAATGTCATTGATAAAGATGGTAATGCTTTCACTGACAACATTGGCAATGGGAGCATCTGTACTCTTAAGCTCTTCGGATATAAAAACGTTGAAGGTCAGCTTACTGTTACCATTGACACTGTGCAAGTGATTGAACACGTTGCATATGAAGGTAAGACTTCTTCAGATGAAGTTGTTGATGATATTCTGGGCAGCTACAAGGTGAAGAAAGCTGAGCCTAAAGCAGAGGAGCAAGAAGCTCCAGCACCAAAGGCTAAAGCTGCCCCAGTAGTTGAAGATGTGGACACTTCTTTCGAACAAGATCTGCCCTTTATGCGCATCAGTGATCGGTTGCTTATGATCATCTAAGATGTGTTGGACAAGGAAGTCCATTTTCAAAGGCTAACTTTTATGAAGAAGTGTTTTAAATGTGGTATTGAGAAGGAGTTAACTGAGTTCTATAAGCACCCTCAAATGCCAGACGGCACTGTAAATAAGTGCAAAGAGTGCAATAAGAAAGATGTTCGTGATAACAGGTTTGACAAAAAAGAGTATTACGATGAATTTGATCGAAACAGATTTAACTCAGAAGAGCGGGCACTAAAATGCGCTGCTAGGGTTAAGGAACTTTATAATTCAGATGAAGAATTTAGGTCTAGTATCTTAGCTCATAAAGAAAAGTGGAGACTTAATAATCAACACAAACGAAAAGCGCAATATGCTGTATCAAATGCTTTAAGAGATGGAAGGCTGTTTAGACCACCTATCTGTGAACACTGTGGAACTTCTGAAAAGAAAATCCAAGGCCATCACTGGTCTTACTTACCTGAACATTGGCTTGATGTTATTTGGCTTTGTACAAGTTGTCATGGTAAAGAACACAAACGCTTGAATGAACTGGGACGTGATCCCGACAAACTAAATGAAATGGAGAATGTAATATGACTGTAGAAGCTCGTAACACAGAAGCACAAACACTGAGCAAACTCTATGCAGCACTCGATTCAGCTATCGCTAAAGAGCAAGCTGATTTGATTAATGTACTGAGTTCTGCAATTCAACGACTGACACGATAAGGAGAATAAAATGATTAGCGAAAAAGAGTTGTTCGACCGACTGGCAGACTTGGAATCTCAGAAACTTGTGTTGGCTGAAGACATCCGACAGCTCAAAGCAGACAGTAAGTATAATGAAGATGATTGTCCTCAAGGTCTTACTGCCGAAGTAATCAAACTCATTGCAGCAGCCGCTAAGTTTGAAGCTAAACGCGATTTTGAGGAAAAGAAAGATGCTGCAAATGCTGTGTTCAAGAAGTATGAAGAACTTACTCAGTATAATGATTGAATTTGAATGGGGCGAAAGCCCCTTCTCTATAAGAGGAGAAATATTATGGGCTGGGGTGGTGGAACACAAATCTTTGACACACTAGTTGAAGCTCTTCGTGAAGCTAAAGTAAGTGACAAACAATTCAAGACTATTCTCGTTGATGTCAATGAAGCTCTTGAGTGTCAAGATTGGGATAATCTTTGTGAATCAGATTATTATGATGATCCTCAAATTAAGGATATCTTTGATCTGTGGGAATATGAAGATGAGTAAAATTGCAGTCATAGATTTAGACATGTTCAAGCATGGAGTTGCAAGTGTTGGTGAAGATCGTTCAGTCCTAGTTAAACATAAAGAAACTGGTTGGCAGAAATCTTTTAAAACACGCACTGAGTTTTACGGGCATCATAAGAAAAAGGCTGGTGGTTGGTTAGCCGACGTAAACGAAGGTCGTGAACCTGAAAAGATTGCACTTCCAGAGCACTTTACTTATGAAGACATTCAAGTAGCTCAGCCGATTGAAAATGTGCTACACTCAGCAAAGCTTATGGTTGAACGAGCAATTGAAGCTTCTGGTGCAACAGGTTATAAAGCTTTTATTGGTAAAGGTGAAAGTTTCCGAGTACAGAAGAGTACATTGCTCAAATACAAAGGGAATCGCGATAACACAATCAAAGCGCTTTTACTTGATGAAGTGTCCGAATACCTTACCAAGAAGTTTAAAGCTGAAGTAGTTACACACATTGAGAATGACGACAAATGTGTGATGGAAGCTTACAAGAAACCAGACCACTTTATCCTTTGCGAAGATAAAGATTTCTGGGGATGCCCTGTCAACGTCTTCAATGTAAATAGTCCTGAGCGTGGCATTGTAAACTGCGATAAGTTCGGCTCTTTGTGGCGAGATTCTAAGGGTAAAGTACGTGGAGAAGGGCGTCTCCATCTAATGTGGCAGGTATGTGGACAAGACGATTCTGACAACTATAAAGCTCACGCCTTCTCTGATGTTTACTGGGGCGAGGTAACAGCTTACGAGGCTTTGAAAGATTGCACCAATGATAAAGAGTCTTGGGTTAAAGCTGCTGAAATCTTTAAAACTTTGTATCCAGAACCTAAAGTAGTGACAGGTTGGAAAGGAGATGAGTTTGAGATTGACTGGAAATATGTCTTGAACGAACAACTTCAGATGGCTAGAATGTTGAGGTTTGAAGGTGATGAAGTTAGCGCTTATGATGTTTTGGAACGGATGGGCATTGAATGACAGTCCCATCAACTCTAGATATCAAGAAGCGTGAAGACAAACTAAAAGAGTTCATGAAGAAGCTCAACGAAGACGGTTCACCACAAGAGAAGCATGTTGTCTCTGTTGTACGATCTGCTATCAGACAGGCTTGGATGAAATCAGACGTTAAATTGGCCTATTTGTATAGCAAAACCATACCTGATATGGACGATAGCACTAGAACCAAGTGGTTGGTAAGGTGCGAGATTTGTGAAGGTTTGTTCAAGCTTTCTGACGTAGAAATTGACCACGTACATGTAGGAGGAAGTAGCTTCACAAAGGTTGAAGACTTTCCTAACTACTTCAATAATATTTTGATGGTTAATTTTGATGGTCTGCAAGTGCTGTGCAAAGAAGGTTGCCATCGTACAAAAACATTGAGTGAGTCCTTGAACATCTCTTTTGATGATGCTAAGATCGAACGTGAAGTAATTCAGATTTGTAAGATGAAAGCTGCACAGATTGATAAATGGCTTGGTGATCGAGGAGTAAAGGTTGCTAAGAATCCACAGGCACGAAGAAATGCTGTAAGACAGTGTTTAATTGAGGAGAAAGACAGTGGAAGTTGATATTCATAACAAAGAGACAGGTAAGTTAGTCTTTACATTTATTAATGTAGAAGAAGTTTCCCTACAAGATCAGATTTTCCGCATAGAGGGTGTTCTTATGGATTTCCCTCTCGATACTTACACATTCAAAGTGAGTAATAAAAATGACTGACAAAAAATTGAAAGTGAACAGTGCTGCCTATACGGAACTCAGCATTCAAATTGCTGTACTTCAAGCATCTGTAGACAAGCTACTTCAACTTGCAATGAAAGATAACACTGTAAATATTATTGGTGACGTAGTTATCTCAGGAACTATCCCAACAGATGAAGAATTTACGGAGACATACAAGTGATTAAAGATTATTGGACAGCAATTTTCTGGTGTGAGTTTGTTCAGTTTAGCATTTATTTCAATGTGTGGTGTTCACAATTGGGTGTATAGATATGGGAAGTGTTATAGACTTATTTCCAGAAAAGGCAACTATACCGATTATCTCTAAGCTAGACTTCTGGCGAGGTAGGAATGAAATCATCAGCCGAGACTTTCATTCGTTCAGCGTATATCAGAAGCAAGAGACGCTTGATACTGTATTAACAATCAATAACCAACTCTATGAATTGGTATTAAAACTTAAAGGGGAATTGGATTGATTAGTAAAGAATGGCACAAGGAAGCTTTGAGTCTACGAGACAAAGGATTTAGTGGTCGAGCGATTGCTAATATTATTGGTAAAAGTAAGACGCACGTAAATGACTTCTTTAAGTCTATGTTTGACAGTAAGAAAACTTGCACAATTGATACAACTGGACCAAAGATCCTCTTTATCGATATTGAGCTGAAACCTATCCTTGCTCAAGTGTGGGCATTGTGGGATCAGAACGTAGGACTTAATCAGATTCAAGAAGATTGGAGCATCCTAAGCTATTGTGCTAAATGGAAAGGCTCAGAACAAATCATCTATGAAGACTTACAAGGCTCAGAAGACTTTGAAGATGATAGTAAACTTCTCGGTAATTTGTGGAAGTTGATGAACGAAGCTGATATTATTGTTGGTCAGAATAGTAAGCGATTTGATGTGAAGAAAATCAATGCCCGTCTGGTACTTAATGGTTATCCTAAGCCAAGTACATTCCGGCAGATTGATACATTAAACATTGCTAAAGCTCAATTTGGTTTCACTAGTAACAAGTTACAGTATATGACTGACAAGCTCTGCACACGTTACAAGAAACTTGAGCATGGTAAGTTTGCTGGTCATCTGCTTTGGGCAGAGTGTATGAAAAACAATCCAGAAGCTTGGGCTGAAATGAAGCTCTACAATGTTAATGATGTTCTTTCTCTAGAAGAACTCTACGACATTCTTAGTAGCTGGGATAATACACTCCCTAACTTTGACGTATATGTAGATGAAATTCTAGATATGTCTGTGTGGGAAGAAGATGGTTTCCATTACTCTAACGTAGGTAAATATAAGCGGTATCGGAATAAAAACACTGGTGTTCAACGCAGGAGCCGAGTGAATCTCTTGCCAAAAGAAAAGAGAGATTCTTTGCTTTCTAATATTACAGGGTAACTATGAGAAATAAGCTAGTATATGGTGTAGGTGTAAATGATTGGTCTGGTAAGGTCAAGGAAGATAATAAAATTATAAAGTCTTACGCAAATTGGTTTTCCATGCTGCGTAGGTGTTATGATGCATCTACCCATATATCTAGACCAACCTACAAAGAATGTACGACAAGAGAAGATTGGTGGAGCTTCAGCGACTATAAGTCTTGGTATGATTGTGAGTTCTTCATGGGTGCTCAAGTTGACAAGGATATTCTCGTCCCTAACAATAAGGAATATTCAAAAGATGCTTGTGTAATGGTGCCTGATTGGCTAAACTCTTTACTGCACACTCAGGCAAGAAAACAAGAGTGTCCATTAGGTGTTGTGTATAAAGACGACAGAGTTAGACGGTATGTTTCTGAAATCAACTATAAAGGTGTGAGAAAGTGTCTTGGTTCATTCTACACACCACAAGAAGCTCATAAAGTTTGGCAGCAAGAAAAAGTAGAAATCATATTGGAGGCAGCGTATGACTATTCTAAAGAAGAGCACGTAAAACCTTTTGTAGTTGATGCGTTAAGGAGAAAAGCTGAAGCTCTTAGGCTAGATAGTAACGCTGGAAATATAACTACAAGTTTCTTAGTTTATTAAGGAGAACTAAAATCGAGAATTACAAATTGATTCGCACTGTTGAAATATTAGAATTAACTGTTGACAATCTTAGCCGAGAAGTTCATACTCTAAAACAACAGCAAGCGGATATGCTTGAGCAGATTAAACGATTGAAAGGAGAGAAAGATGACTTACGTTAAAGGTCAAACAATTAAAGTTTTGGCAGATCACGATCATGAACGCTCAGACACTTGGTATCAAGCTAAAGAAGAGTTTGTGGTTGAAATGTATTTACCCAAAGAAGATGCATATGTAACAGAAAAAGATTTTCCTCGTTACGGTCAATCAGTTTGGGTTAGTGCGGATCATGTAGAATTGGTCGAGGAATCTTCTATTGCACGCCCTGTACTAGAAGAACGTAAAGTTGGTAAAGTAAAGATGCAGCTGTTTGATGAAGGATTCCCTAATGCTATTCTAGAGATTGCAAAGGTAATGACTTGGGCAGAGACTGCTAAAGGTTATCAGCCAAATGATTTTAAGAATCTTCCTAACGCTGAAACTGAATTCTCGGCCGCTGCTAGTCGTCACCGTGTAAAAGGATTCATTCAGAAGGCTGAAGGTGTGGCAGCTATTGACAGGACTGATGAAGAGAGTAACATTGTCCACTTAGCCCACACAGCATTTAATATCTTAGCTGAACTTGAATTGGTTCTTACTGGTAAAATTAAATGAAACAAACTAAGAAACAATCCTTGATTGAAACCTGCACAAACACTACAATAGGCATGGTAGGAAGTTGGTTAATTACAATGGGTTGTTTGATGTTCTTTACAACTCCTGTTGGGATTGCTACCTCTACAACTATTCTTTGTACAGTGTGGAGTCTGGGTAGGGGTTATGTTGTAAGGCGTCATTTTAATAACAAGTTGGCAGGAGAAACTATTTATGATTAAATATGATCAAGATGAATTATATTTGCTAGTTGACTTTCTTGAAGAACAACTAGACATTTCCCGAGATAAAACAGCTTGGAGTTTGGATCTGAATGAACAAGAAGAATTGGAAATTGAAGAGTTCATGTTTGAACGAACTCGTGATATTATTAAAAGCTTGATTAAGGAGTAAATTTTGAAAGTCAAAGTAAAACGTCTGTACGAAGCCGCTAAGCTTCCAACCTACGCAACAGATGGAAGTGGTTGTTTTGATATCTACACAATGCTGAATGGTGATACAGACTACAATGCACCACACACTTATTCCACTGGTCTTGCATTTGAAATCCCAGAAGACCATGTAATGCTAATCTTTAGTCGTAGTGGTCACGGATTCAAGAATGATGTACGTCTAAGTAATTGTGTTGGTGTAATTGATTCAGATTACCGTGGAGAGCTTAAAGTCAAGTTGTCTTGTGATAAACAAGGTTGGGGACTTGAAGTTAATGCTGGTGATCGAATTGCACAAGGGATGGTAATTCCTTATCAGAAAGTTATGTTTCAGGAAGTGTATAGTTTGAGTGAGACTATTCGTGGTGAGAAAGGTTTTGGGAGTAGCGGCAAATGATCTACGCAGATGAAAAACTTCCTACAATGAATTGGAAGCTTGACGTAAAAACTAAAGAGTATTATCATCGTTTGGTTGACACAGGACACGCGTGGGAGTTCTATCCTGAACTACCGGGCTCGTGGGAAGAATGTAAAGCAATTTTGGAGGAGGAAAAGAATGTCACAGATTAAAGTAGAATTGCTAGATCGTATGGGTGACGACCTTGCTGTAGTCAACGCCGCAAGAGTTTCCTTCAGCAAGGAAAGTGAATATGAGTGGGGGAGCACTTATGAAGATCATATGAAACTCTCTGATGCTGACACCAAACTTATCAACTATCTTGCAAAACATGACCACTGGACACCATTCGCCCATACAGCTTTGAAGTTCCGTATTGCAGCACCTGTCCCAATTCGTACACAATGCTTTAAACATAAAGTGGGAATGGTTGAGAACGAAGAGAGTCGTCGGTATATCTCTACAACTCCAGAGATTTTTGTTCCTGAATTCTTTCGGTCTAAGCCGGAGGGGAGTATCAAACAAGGTAGTGGAGAGAAACACAAAGATTCAGAGTATTGGCTAGAGCAGTATACAATTCAAACTAAAGCTTCAGTTGCTTTGTATAACCGAATGTTGTCTGATGGTGTATGCCCGGAACAATGCCGATTTATTCTTCCACAAGGTGCAATTGTTAATTGGATTTGGACCGGGAATCTGGTAAGCTTCGCTAACTTCTACAATAAGCGAACTGATACAAATGCACAGAAAGAAGTACAAGTAGTTGCTGAGTTGGTTGGTAAAGAAGCAGAACGAATTTTCCCAGTGAGTTGGGCTGCGCTCACTTTTAAGGAGTAATGTATGAGCTTTAACAATTCAGAAGAAAATCCTATCGAATTCTTTATCCTAGAAGTAGCATCTTTGATGGCAATCCGAGAAGGAGTTCAGCATAGAGTGGCTCATGTAAGGATTCTTGAGACATTGAGTGAGTGGGTGTTCTTGTACGAGAGTGGGTTGAGTCCTAAAGCAGCTTTTAATAAATTCATGAGTGGGGTGTAGTATGGCTGTAGGTTTTAATTTGAGTTTGTCAGACCTCCTTCTCTGTGAAGGGTTTGCTCAAGCATTCGGTGAAGATAATAAGGCAGCAATTAATAAGTTTCTTTTTGATAATGGTTTAGATGTTTCAATGGGGGTTGATGAAGTAGTTTGTAAGCATCGTAATCTTCGTGGTAATGTTGTAGACTGCTTGATGTACCAAGGGCATGAACGCTCTGATGAATGGCTAAAGTCTGGCGCTGCGTCTTGGGATGCGATTGTTGAAGACTGTAGTTTGGATCTTAGGATCGATCTTAAGACAATGGGTAAGCAAAGTAATAATACTGGTATGATCCTTGATCAACTAGAACGGCATGCAAATAAATAAGGAGAGGTAATGCTAACTCGTATCCAAACGCCTAAGACGGAGTTCACTGTAGATTATCCAGAAGCTTGTGAGTTTACTGATCAACAAGCTTCTGTGTTCTGGCCTCACTTCGAAGTAAAAGTTCACAAAGATAAACAAGATATTCTGGTAAACATGACTGAATCTGAAAGTCATGGAACAATCACAACACTGAAACTGTTTTCCAAGTATGAAGCTATCATCGGGAATGAGTTTTGGATTAACTTTGTAATGAAGAAATTTCCACGTCCTGCTGACATTCAACCAATGGCTGCAATGTTTGGGGCAATGGAACTTGCAGTTCACCAAAAGTTTTATAGTACACTGAATGAAGAACTTGGACTTGCAACAGATGAGTTCTATAACCAGTACTTGGAAGACGAAGACCTAACTGCACGAGTTGCTTTCTTAGAAGATACTTTGGCAAGTAAAGATGATCTTCGTGCTCTTGGTTGTTTCACATTCGGTGAAGGTGCAATTCTTTACTCTAGTTTTGCTTTCTTGAAGCACTTCCAGAGCCAAGGTAAGAATAAGCTGTTGAATGTGGTGAGTGGTATTAACTTCTCTGCTCGTGACGAGAATCTTCACTCCGAAGCGGCAGCTTGGTTGTTCCGTACACTTCTTAAAGAAAAGAAAGAAGTTGGCTACATTGGCCAAGCTTTTGAAGATGAACTGAAGAAAGATATTTATCTTGCTGCTGAAACCGTGATGGAACACGAGAAAGCAATTATCAAGAAGATCTTTGAGAAGGGACGTATTGAGGGGATTACTGATACACAGCTAGAGTACTTTGCACAGAGTCGTATTAACCTGTGCCTTCGTAATCTTGGATATGAGAATCTTTATAAAGTAGATTACAATCCTGTGGCAGTTTGGTTCTATGCCGGTATTAATGGCTACAGTCAGATCGACTTTTTCAATAGTCAAGGTAACCAGTATACTCGCGATTGGGACTCAGAGGGTTTTAAATTTTAAATGAGAAAGATACCACTAACAGAGCAAAGGAAGGGTTTTCTAAGCTCTATAAATCTAAACCCACAAGACGTGAATATTTGGCGTAAAAAGTGGCAGAGATTGATTTATCACGCAGGGAGGCGTGAGCTTCTTTGTCTCCTTTCGTTTGAAGAGTACGTTATTCTGGCTGTCGAGGCTGGCTTGTCCAGTCCATCACAGATAGGAACTAGTATGCAGAGTTACCAGCTCGCTCGCTATGGTGATATAGGTAACTACTCCGTAGATAACTGTAGATTTGTTTCAAGGGATCAGAATATATTGGAGTGGAAAGAAAATGGAGGAAGAGATGCCATGGCTGAAAAACACCGGAGTAAAAACAAAGAAACACATCCAAGTACATTAGCCCAATCAGTTAAGGTTAGTAAAAACTTTGAAGTTACAAGCCCAAGTGGAGAAATATATACAGGCTTGAACCTAAGTGAGTTTTGTAAGCTACACAACCTAAACCGTGGCAATATGGCAACCGTCTGTAGAGGTTCGATGAAATCTTATAAAGGTTGGACCGGAAAATATATTTAAGGGGAATTAAGTGACAAACAGTTATCGTGTATTGAGTGAAGAACGTAAGAAGTTGCAAGAAGATGGTTTGATGCCTGCTCACTGGTCTACTGGCTCTTGGCAGTTGTTTAAGAATAAATATCTGTATCAAGCAGCTAATCCAAAAGAACAATATCAGCGTATTGCTGCTACGTTGGCTGCACATACTCCTGATCCGTCTGATTGGAAAGAGAAGTTCTTTGATATTATGTGGAAAGGTTGGCTGAGTCCTAGTACTCCGATCTTGGCTAATACAGGAACTAATCGCATCAATACTATCAGTTGTGCGGGTAGTTACATCCCTGATAGTATTGATGGCATCTACAAAGCAAAGCATGAAACTGCAATGCTGACTAAGATGGGATTTGGTACGGCGGGTTATCTTGGTGATGTCCGTGCTCGTGGTGAATCGATTAGCGTAGGTGGTACTTCTACCGGGGTTATGCAGGTCATTGAGGGGTTTCAACGTGACATGGAGTACGTTGCTCAGGGTACGGCTCGACGTGGTTCTTGGGCTGGTTATTTGCCTATTGATCATGGTGATTTCAATGAAGTTTGTACTTATCTAGAGCAACATCCCGATGGTAATAACATCGGCTGGAATATCTCTGATGAGTTCATTGAACGTCTGAAATCTGGTGATGAAGATGCAGTGAAGCGTTATGGTAAAGCTCTTAAGACTAAGATGGTGACGGGGAAAGGATATTTCTTCTTCCCTCAAAAAGCAGAGCGTAAACGTCCACAGTGGTATGTGGATCAGAACTTAGATGTTAAAGCTCCACAGTTGTGTAACGAAATTATGCTCCACTCAAGCAAGGACTTTACTTATACTTGTGTACTGGCATCGATGAACGTAGAGCTTTTTGATGAGTGGTATGGTACTGACGCTGTAAACACGGCAATTGTATTTCTTGATGCTGTATGCCAAGAGTTCATTGAGCGGGCTAAGAATATTCCCGGTCTTGAGAAAGCTGTAGCATTTACTAAGAACTCCAGAGCGTTGGGGCTTGGGCAATGTGGGCTGCATTCATACATGCAAAAGAATATGATTGCATTTGAAAGCTTTGATGCACATATGGTAAACAACAAAATTGCCAAGTACATTCAAGATGAAGCAATTAAGGCTTCTGAGTGGCTTGCAAGTGTATGGGGTGAGCCTAAGTGGATGAAGGGGTATGGCCGAGCTAATACACACTTGATTGCTATTGCACCAACTAAGTCAACAGCCCTTATCATGGGTGGTGTTAGTGAAGGGATTAACCCAGACACCGCAATGGTGTACACCCAGAAGAGTGCTGGTGGTGAAGTTGACCGAGTTAATCCCTATCTTTTGAAATTGATGAAAGAGAAGGGAGTATTCACAAAAGCTCACGTAGAAGATGTTCGTGACAAGATGGGGAGTGTACAACACGTTGATTGGTTGACTGAAGAAGAGAAACTTGTGTTCCGCACAGCTTTTGAAATCAATCAACATACAATCATCCGCCTAGCTGCTGCTCGTGGGAAGTTTATGGATCAGTGGCAATCGTTGAATTTGTTCTTCGCTGCTGGTGAAGACGAAGCTTACATCAATGAGGTGCATAAGGAAGCTTTCTTGAATCCAGATATTCTCGGATTGTATTACGTATACAGCATGGCTGGTGTGCAAGCCAGCAAGGACGAGTGTCTAGCTTGTCAGTAGAAAATAAAATTTGACACAGCTTTGAAAGAAGCCTAAACTAAGGACCAAGGCGAAAGCTCTGGTCCTTTTCTTTTGGAGAGAAATAAATGTACAAACGTAGATACTCATATTGGTCCCTAAGCCCTTTAGCTAAGTGGATACGAACTAAAGCAGGCCTTAAGAATCCATGTTCATTGACATGGGAAGGCTGGGCTGAACATCGCAAGGAGTGTAAGCAGAAAGCTCCTGTAGTTAATTGGATCACAACTAAGGGATTCAACATTGCTCAAGATGTTGTATACTTTATTCCAGATGTTTACACAGCAATTAAAGTAGCCGATATTTGGAAATACTTTAGGAACCTATACATCTTCCACAAAGCTCTTCGTCAATATCGTTGTTGGGATTATTCAGGCTTGCTTTTGTTCATGGAAGCTGCTACAAAAGATATGTCTGAGTGCCACAAGAATCACGGTATGGCTATGAAATCTGAGAAGACAGCCAAGGAGCTGCTAATCGTGTCAACACTTCTAAAACGTATTCGTGAAGATAATTATACGAATGATGTGCAAGGCTGGAAGCGTAAAGAGGGAGATTTCATGGGCGGGGGTTTCTATCAGAAGCCAAATACACTACCTAACATCAACTGTAAAAACTTCTATAAAATGCGAGAAAGTGTTAAACAAAATGATCTTGACTTGGTTTGTAAGATTATCCAACGTAAGTTATTTTCTTTCTGGGACTAGAATAAGGAGAAACAATTATGAAAAACCCTCTAATCGATGTTGCTGCCATCCTCATGTGTATGTTAATGGTTGTTGCTATTGGACAGTATTACATTCACAAGAAGGAGAAAGAAGTAGTTGTTGAAAATACTTCTATAGATAACCGGGTTGATAAGTTTAAATTTGAAGCTGCTGTAAAAACCACTGAGTAACTTTATTACAGACGAAAAGAAGCCCCGCTATCCTTTCGGACGCGGGGCGAAGTTCTGAGAAAGGATATGGCGATCCTTAATGTGTCTTAGGAGACTTCTTGTTCTTAGCTTTAATTCGTTGTGAGAGTATTTAAATTATTGTTAATGATTTTCTGATTAGTCTTCTTATCATTCTGTAGTTGAAGCACTCTTTGCTCCAACACATACACTCGTTGATCTGTACTTACTTGATACCTATCTTGAGTTTCAGCATAACCGTTTAAACGTCTGTCCATATAGTCAACGTTCTTACCAATTACAGTGATCATATCTTGTTTTAGGTTATCAAGCTTTAGTTCAAAGTTACCAACATCTTCAACACTTTTGTTGTTTGTCATTACAATGGAGATCATTATAATAAGCAAGACCAAAGTAAGTAAGTCTGCAACCCTTCGTATGATCACCCATATCATTAATGACCCCCGTCATTTTTTAACTTTACCAAACACCATGTCAATACGGTCGATAATATCTGCCCGTGTGTTCCTAACTTCTTGGCTCATGTTGATGGCCAATGCATCCATCTTAATGTTAAGACGATTCTCTACGTCCTTAAGGTCTTCTTTGTTAACCTTATTCATCTGCATGACCAATACTTTTTCTTCCAAGGCTTTAAAGTCAGCTCGTTGGTATTGGGAGGCTGTGAAAAGAATGGTAAAAAGGACACCCAGAAGTGCAAGAGCTGATCTTTCAAATAGATTGTTCATCCGGTTGTTGGCATCATTTTGCATTCTTGTAAAGCTCCATTTGCTGCTGCTTGTTCTTACGTATAGCTTCCATTTGCTTTTCCCACAACCCAATACAACCAACGTTGCTGTTTTGAGCTTTGGCTAGATCAATCAAACTTTCACCAGCAGGTTTTGCTTTGCAGGGATTGATCAAAAGTGAATCACTTGGGAAGACATTCACTGTCTGTTGGGTAGGTGGCACAGTACCCCTCCCGAAGCAGCCGGACAATGTTAGGACTAAGCAACCCATCATCAGGCAGGACATTAGGTTTAAGATTTTCATTCTTAACGTTCTCTTGTTTAGCTTGAGGCTTGGAATTTCTTAGCTTCTCAATGTTGTCAGATATAATTTCTATCTGGGTTTGAAGGCCTTTCTTATCAGCTTCTAATTGTACAGTTGAAGCCTCATCAATCTGACAAGATAAATACTTCAAGTTAAGGGCGTTTTGATACCCCGCAACTGCTTCCTGTGATTGCTTGAGTGCTTCCACAGCCACCACTTTATCATCGTGTAGAGATAGAGAAAGATAGCCTAAAGCTGCTGTACTTGCAGACAAACCAAGGATGAGGTAGAACATCCAGCTATTGAACATTATCCTCATCCTCGTCATCTTCCACTTGTTTGATGAATCGACCTAGAAAACCTAGACTCGCTACACCACCCATTACAAGAACAATGTAGAAAGGGCTCATGTAAACAAGCCCCATTCCAAATGCTAGAGACAGGCCGTATGCCAGAGCTATGAGGACATTGGCAAATAAACTGAGTGCGGAATATGACTTTAGTTGTTTTTTCCAATCATCAATCAACTTTGGCTTTTTTAGCTTCATCATATTCTCCTTTGCACATAGCCATTTCATCTCGCCTACGTTTCTCAATACCGGACATCCCTTGTCCTTTCTGCATCCAATTCAGAAACTCATTACAAGCCCCTTCATAATCACCAGCATTGAGTTTGCGTAACATTGTTGAAGGTTTACCTGTCTTCTTGAGGTGAACAAATCCATCTTTCACCCCCTTCTTACCGGGACCAACGTTATAAATGAATGACAAGAATGCAGCATGTTGATAGTCTGTCATAGGAACTTTAACTACAGACATCAGGATCTTGTCATGTGCTACTAAGTCTTCTGCAAGACTTTCGTAGCATTGGTCATCTGTCTTGTAATCGCCAAGCTTTACATTCTTAGTGGAGCCATAACAAATTGTGATAATTCCAACAGGGTCGAGATAAGCCTTGTTCTCTTTACCTTCGTAGTATGAGACAGTCCCAGCACCAGCTAAAACTATGGCAGCACCATAGGCTGCAAGTTTCTTGGCAATTTGTGTGTTGATTTTCAATATCAGCGCCTCATAATTAGTGTGGAGGTGTTTATGTTTACCACACCCTACCGGGACAGTTACTTACCCCTATAAGAAAGAGTAAAAGTTAAGCAATTGGATAGCTGCCAGAAATATTAAGTGTGCTCGTGGCCCCAATTGAGGTTGAGCTGACAGTAGCTGTAGCATTACCGAAACCAGATGTAATCAACAACATACTTGTACTGTTAGGATCTATTCGCCAACCCAGTCCAGTATATCCGGCGCCAGGCGATGCAATGTTACCAAAAGTCCCCACTTGACCGGAAGCTGCTAAGTTAGCTATATTAGAAGAAGCAACAGGGAGCCCAGAAATTGTGGCAATACCTGCCATTGCAGCATCCTTAGCAGTTAACACAATAGTTATTTCAAAGAAACACCGACCCGCTATAACCTCATACCTCCCCGTTCTTACACTATATGTATTCACTCCGGGGGTTGTAGACCCCACCAGACTAGGTGTGAAGCTACCAAATGCCCCTAGAATGTCTACATAACGAGAGGTGATATTTCCTGCGTTGTCTGTTTTATAACAACCTATTCGTCTGTGAGAGCCTGTCCCAGTAATACCTAACGCACCGTTATCAGAGAATTCACACCCGATGAAAGTTGTATCTGAGGAGGCAGATTGTAGATTCGCTGCCCGTAAGTACCCACCAAAGAAAGTAGCTCCCTTTGAAACTTGGACAGAGATATTGACTGAAGAACCACTAGAGATACACTGTGGATTGTGAAAACTGTTACAATGACCATTTACAACAATGTCGCCTGCCGCGCCATTAGCTTCAAAGTCCATGTTAATAACAGTGTTGTTTCTGCAAGGCTCCTCAAACAACAACCCTCGACCGTTACCCTCCGAGGTGCCGCTTGTGAAAAGGTTTCCTGTTGCATCTAAAGCACGGATACCTGTGTTCAGTACATTTTCTACAATCAAGTTGGCAAATGTACACCAAGCCAAATAGTCCCCAGCGCTTCGACTTTCTAACCGAATACCTTCAGCTGGAGTCCCTGTTGGCGCCCCTACTCTGCCACCTACACTGGTTAGTCGTAAATTAGTATAGTTATTACATACACCACTTACGACTCTGTAAAGACAAGCTGTACCACCCCATGCTCTAATGTTGCTTATATCAGAGTGACTAATGGCTCGGTTATAAAATGCATCGGTACAAACAAAGTTTCCTTCAATATTAAAATCTCGGAAAACTATTCCATACGCACCACCCATCGGTCCACGGTCTATAGATACCGCAACATCAGCAATAATACCCGTGTATTTTAGTGTAGGGAATCCATCCCCAACAATCGCAAAGTTATTACCCCGGTAAAGCTCAAGTTTCTGTGAGTGGGCACAAACCATCCAGCCAGGGAACTTTGCCACCTTATTTTGAGCATAGGCCAGGTCTAAAAATGCGTTAATTGCAGCCCAATCATCTGTTACGCCGTCGCCTACAACGCCATAGTCTGCGGCATCAAGGTAGTCGTCCAGCCTATCGTGTACAGTTCTTCCTCTATACCCAATCAGACCTGCACCTTGGGTAGTATTTGTAGCAATTGCAAGAGCAGACAAACTAAAATTTATAGAATCAAGGTGGGCGGCTACGTTAGTGCCATCATAGCCAACGATGGTCGCACCCTTCAAAGGGTCGGCTGAGTTTAAAACATCTGCGCGAAGTACGTCTGTGTAGTCATTCGCCTGATTTAAGATATCACTTTCTACTAATGTCGTGCCATTAAACTGGAAAGCTTGGCCAGTGCTTTTAATGTAAACAGTGAACCATTTTGGGGTAGGGGAGCTGTAAAATATTCCATCAACAGCAAAATACAATCTATTGTCTGTTGTCAGGAAATATGCCTCCCCGTTAACCGGGGCCGGGAGGCTAGAAACCACCCCATCAATGTTCCTATTGAACATATACGAAAACTTTACTAAGTTTTCGTCCATGCCCAAATTCCAGTTAGATTCTCCTAAACTCCAACCGTATTTCCCTTCAAGAAATGGGGAGACTTTCTGTACCATAGTATTCACTCATATTGATGTTAGATATATTTTATTGTTAATACCAGATACGCACAGCACCCGCCGCGCCGGAGATTGATCCTGAACCAGATACCCTGCCGCCGCCGCCCATGCCAGCCTGAGTTGGGTTTGCACCACCCGAAGCAGCGAACGTACTTTCGCCACCACCACCTGCACCACCACCCATAACAGGGCTTGCTACTGGTGGTAGCATTAGCGCGGGACTACCCTGACCGATACCGTAGTTGATATCACCACCAGTACCAACCCCTGAAGAGGAGGCACTGCCACTAATCTGGCCAGCACCACCACCTGTTGCTGAGCAGAAAGCGCCGAAGGAGCTGTTACCCCCTGCTGTACCGTTATTACCCAACGTAGTTTGTGAAGCGCCCCCTGAGCCGACAACTACAGCCACAGAAGTGACCCCTGTAAGGTCTACAAGTTTCTTGGCCACTCCACCACCCCCACCCCCACTTGGGCCAGTGGCTAATGCATAAAAAGCACCGCTGCCGCCCGCACCTATAACTTCCACCCAACATCTGGTAACACCAGACGGGACGGTCCATGTGAAAGAACCGGGCGACGTGTATGCTTGGAAGCCACGAAAAGGTAGCTGAGCCGAGATGGCAGAAACTGGGGGAATAAGGGTGTTCGAAGTACCTGTTGTCATGTTGGCTGTGGTAGCTAACTGAACAATACCAGCTGTAGTTGTGGTAGCTAAATTGGTGGTGGCAAATGCTAATTTCCAATAGGTGTCAGTTATATCTGTAACAGGATTTTGATTAACACTATCTGCAACTGCTACATATATATTACCATCACTTCCTTGTACATAGGATCTTTCTCCAGCGCTTGTAAAATAATATTCTCCAGTTGCAGACCAAACGCTGATGCCTTTCTGAAGAATGTGGGTAATGGCTTGGTCTTGCCTATTTTGGGACCAATTTTCCCACTGAAAAGGAGGAACTTCAGCAGTCCAACCTGTTTGAATTTTTACATCACTAGGAGCTACGATTGCTCCCCCCGAAGCCCATATTTGAGAATAGTCGGGTTTATTGATCTCAGCCAAAATAATATTCCTTAAAATTTGTGTTACAACAAGGAGGCATATTTACCACCGCCCACTACAATTGAATCAGGGCCACCGTAAAGCATCCCGTAAGAATCTCCATAACCACCCTCAGTTGCAATTGTTGTCAAATCCCCGTACCCTTTGGCACCAGGGGCGCCCTGAAACCCGAAGTAGTTGTTAATGTCAAACTCTCCAAAATTGATCCTTACACCAATAGGTTTTGGAACAAATCTGGACGGATAACCCGATGAATATGAAACATAATTTAAAAGAACTTTTTCAAAGGATGACAATGCGCGACCAAGCATTACGGTAAATTCGGCATTACCTTCAGCCACAACAATACTTGCTTCGATTCCGAAAACAAACTGCATGAACTCAACGAATTGAGGGGGTGTAACACTGGTGTTATTTTTGATGATTTTAGCTTTAATAAAGAGTCTGTATTGCTCATCACTAAGCGTTGTATTACCCGCTAAAGGATCATTCAACCCCCTATAAGACCCTCCAACCCCTGAAATACCTAAATCTCCGTAGGACTGAGCATCTGGATAACCTAAATAAGCAAAATAGGTAAGAAGGGCTGTGTCAATCAACTCCCTGGGCTGTCCAACAATCTCGCCAATGATGTCTAGCTGAGCACCAGCAGCGGTGTCTATTGAACGTTCTTGCATTAGTTGTCTGAATACTTCTTGAAGTTCAATCTTTCCACCAAGAAGTAGTTGGAGATAAGAATCAAACACGACCGGGCCTGATCCGTCAGCATCAAGCATAAATTGCTGAGTTACACGAGAGCGTGCGACATCTAAATACTGCTGAATTTCAAAAGGAATAATTTCAGACATAAACTACCCCTTAAGTGATAATTATATTGAGGCTATTTAAGCTAGCAATCTGATCAAAAGCGATTACAACGTTTGACTCACCAACGGGACTAGGAGAAGTTCCTACAGTCAAACTATTAACTTGATGCCCAGGAATACTGTTAATTGGGGTATAAAGACGACTATAAATAACATCATCACCTGTGCCAAAGTTCTCAGCAAAATATTCAATCAAGGCAGAACGAATTTGATCTTGACCATTGGCTGGGAAGTCCACATCCGTTGTAATATCCATGGTGATATAGATAACTACAGGGTTTGGACGAGAGAAACTGATTGCGTGTGGGAAGCCTTGTTGATCATTGATGCTTACTGTGGTGTTGCCGTAGCTCAAGATACCAATTGGTTTGTTTTCCCAAATAGCATTAGCAATCTCTGTGCTCAATCCACCAGAAATAATAGGTAGGAAACTATGCCCCGGAACACCATTAGCATCTGGAAGACTTGTATCATTCTCATAAATAGTTACTTCAGTCACACCATCTAGATTAATCAAGGCAGAGTAGATGGAGTCAAGAGAATTGGTTGCCCTATCAAACTTACCATTGCGAAACCTTAGACGAAGTTGTTCATCTGTTTCGCGATCCTCCCCAGAACTTGCAGCAATTGGGTTGATTACGCTGTCCCAACCAAGCATTGGCGTAAGAATGGTATCAATTGTATTTGCGGGTTGATCCATAGGACCGGCAACCACCGCAACTACTTCCCCAACTGTCCTTACTTTAATGATACCAAGATTGACGGATGTAGTGAAGTTTACAGTTTGGAAGACATCGTTACGATCAATAACAAGCGTAGAACTGGCCCCTGTCCCAACCACAGAACTGGTCAGTGTGGGGTGGGCACTTACGATGACAGCTTGCAATCCATTTATGATTTCAGCAACATTGGCACTTGCATCAGATGTAAATGTGATGGTGTTTGTGCTAGTTGTATTGGCATAACTAATAGTGTAAGCTGTGCTATTCTGTAGAGTGACCACAGAGACGGTGATACCACTAGCGCTGCTTGGGGACAGAGAAATGGCACTAACTGTGGTAAATTGTTCGCCAGTTGTAGAGCTACTTACAGTCTGTCCTACAGGAATTAGTGTGTTAGTATCACCAGCAACAAGAATAGAGGATGTGGTGAAGGTTTGTTCTTTACGAGTGATGCCAGCGTATGCTACAAGATTATCAAGAGCAATGCCTGTTGCTGAGTTTGGGTCAAAGGCTGCATATACTTCTTGAGCAGCTTCCCATAGGTCAGCTTCAGAGGGAGCTGCTAGGGAGATGAGTCGGCCTAGGGCGGAAGAATCTGATACGTCAACGGTATCACCCGGAACTACCAAATCTTGAAAGAGTTGTACTGCTAAAGCACGATCATCGGCTAAGATATCAGCTAAGCGTTTAATGATAAATCCAGCGTCAGTTACGCCTGCCATGTTGGAATCCTTAAAATTATTTATTTTACAAACAAGTATCTATCTGCTAGAATATCTACTCATTTAAAAACAAGGAAATATTATGACAATTCACCTAGATTTAAAGATACTTTCAGACTCCTATGAAGTTAATTTCGACACAGGGCATGTCAAGTGGAAAGATCAAAGGCCAACCCACCATTTTGGAAGTCTAAGGGCTCACAAATGCTGGACCACTAAGTATGCAAGTAAACCTACGGGAAGCTTGAAACTCACAAAAGGAATGTTTTATAGGGTACTAACCATTTCACATGTGAATTTCGGTAGAAAGTTAAGTTTTAGTGAGCATCGCGTAATTTATGCTTTATTTCATAATGACTCTTGTCCGCCAGAAATTGATCACTACGACGGAAACCCTCTAAACAATTCAATCTCTAATCTTAGGCCTTGTGCTGGGTTTGTAAATTCCAGAAACACCAAGAAAAGATCAGATAATAAAACAGGGGTTAGTGGGATTTCTTGGGACAACAATAAGCGTCGTTGGATTATCCAAATTGGCGTATTAGAGAAACAGAACAGGGTTACTTCGAACCCTGACTTCTTTGAAGCTTGCTGTATACGGAAGAGGTGGGAACTTGAATTAAACTATTCTCCGCGACATGGTATTCAGTTTAAAGGTTGAATTACTATCGGTGCTGTTATGGCACCGGTAACAACTTTAACTGTGAATACCAGAGAATATTGACGGTTGATAAAAGTAGAATCAAAACTAACAATCTCCTTAACACCCTCCTCAGCAAGAATCTGACTTTGAAAAATCAAATCAGCCGCTGCTTTTGAAGTTTGCTTCTGGCCCAACAGGCGTTCGAAGTACGGGACGCCGTACACTGTATTAATGAACCATTCGGAATAGAAAGTCAATAAACGGATCTTTAGTCGCTGACCTACAGTCTCTGTTAGTGGCTGAGTGGTTTCCTCTTTTCTCAGCGGACCATTATGCCAAATGATATCCCAACTATCGGGACTGAGCTTGAAATCCAAATCAATCTCCTTATGGATTAGTTGGTGGGATGACGGCTGGCGCATGGCGGTGTGTACTGAAAATAACGCCGTTGAAAGTCTGCACACCAACACCAATGTAGTTACCGGTATGGGAGTAGCTACCTACATGAGTGATATTACTCTGATAAGTTATATCACCTAGCCACAGAGTAGTGTCTGCATCAACAGTCAAACTTGGGGTATTCAAAGATAAGCTAGTAGCTGCATTAATTGTTACATCAGAACCTTCAATAATAATCGGCATGTTACTTGTGGTGATACCAATACTGCCATCTACCCGTAACCTTACCTCAGCTTCGACACCACCTAAGTTGGCGAATAAAACAGTATCCTTAGTATCATGTGTGAGCACATGTTTGGCTGGATTATTCACAGCCACTCCTGGTGGTTGGATTCCCGGAAGAAAGATAGCATCACTTTTATCCATCTTGGCAAAGTTCATTGGACTAGAAGGTCTGCCGTTACCAGATTTCCAACCATCCATATTTCTCATAGAGAACATGGCAGTTCCAGTGTCGCCTACCTCAATAGGAAATGTGAAGCCAGCTTTCTTAGAAACTTGGAAAGAGACGGGCACCCCCGGAATTACGGCACGCTCTTTAACAGTCCCATCTTGCTCTTTCTGATTAATGGTGGGTTGTATATCAACCATCTGACCATTAAGCCCATCCCTAACAGCCACAACAATACACGGGATTACGGTATATTTGTTGTTCATTAAACTATCAAAAGCGCTAGTCATTGTACTCTGGATTGCAGCAACAGCTTCAGAACTCATTGACCACCTCCAGATTGAATTACTTTTTCTAAGCTAGATGCTTTTATTTCTGTATACCAGCCTGATGAACGCCAGCCACCCGAATGTCTGAGAGACTCCACCTTAAGCCAACCCGTGATGAGAGTATCTTCTAGATATATAATATCTCCAGCTTTGATATCTGGATTAAGAAGGATCTTCATCTGAATTCCTGGCTTTTTAGCTTTGTCCTTTTTTGATCTACGGCGATCACCAGAAACTCTATAAGGAGTTTCAATCAAGCCTGTATATTTAGAGATAACATAGGCTTGATTGAAGTTCTCAGTGGCGGCACGGTCATTGTTGTGAACATAAAGCACACCATCATCGATCTGAGTATCTAGAGAATATTTCTCGGCAAGCTCATCCAACATTTCTTTTGGAGTACCCATCAAAGGATAACCATAAATAATCTCATTATTGAGATTGGTGCCATTGTAAACTCCACGAGAAACACCCGGAAGATTCTTACGAATAGCTTCAGCAACATCCTTAACAGTTTGGCCCGGTGCGACTAATTCAGAAAGTATCTGATGATTTAATTCTGTGTATCCATCACCAAGTTGAAGCTGCGTAACTCTGTCTGTCCCAGACTTTCTAGTAGACACATGTGTAACTTGACCTGAAAAAAGACGCTTAGGTCCTCCAGTGTCAAGGTAGCCTGCCTCAAAGACCGCTGCGGGATAGTCTGTGTCAAGTAAGCGAATATGCTCAAGGGATAGGTTGGTGATTTCAATAGAAGCAGAATTAGTTTTCTTTTTATTATCTGTGCTTTTACTAATATCGAACTGAACTTGAAGATCAGTAATTTCTAAGGCTTCACCAGAGTTATAGTCACCAATCACTAACCTATACTGGCGGTTTCTCTGGATTAAGTCCATTAGTCTTCCTCTGTGTAGATATAGAAAAGATTATAATATTGATCAATTGAATCAGGATAAACTTGGTAAGGTTCACTAATTATATCAGCTTTTTCTTCCATCCAAATAAATCCTGTCAATGGAAATAGAGCATAATCTAAAAAGATTGGATAATTCGGAACTAAAGCCTCGCCCATAACAATAGGGTTTGAGTCAGCATCATACAAATTTATGAAATAAAGCTTAGCTCTTTCATTGTATATGAACTCAAAGATATACGAATCCCCTTGAAGAGCAATCGTATATGTGTAGAAGGCATCTGGGAATAAAGGCATTACTACATATTTTTCACCCATTTTCTCTAGCCTGCCTTAGTGGGTCAGTATCTTTAGGGGAATTACCAGTTCCCACATCTTGTGGTGTGCTGTCCTGTTTACCCTTTGATGCTTTGGGTGCAGCTTTTTTCTTAAGAGAATCTTGCACATCTTTCGGAATAACAGTTTTCTTCAAGAAAGCAAAAGTAACTTGCTCAAAAGTAATATCACAGTATAGACCGTATCCGGTGTTAGCGTCTTCTTTAAAAGTAATTTTAGTCATCACAAGATTGTTGATTACTTTTCGAAGCAGTGTATTATCGTATTCAAACAAACGAACAAGCTGAATACTAGGATCGAATTGACCAGTCTTCTCGTTAAAGATAACACCAGCTGTTAGATCAATCAAGGCTTGTCTAATCTGCTCTATAAGATCGGTACGTCTACTGTCCACAACAACTTCCGGAGTACTGTCAGAAAGAAACTGACCAATGCTATCCGGAATGAATTTCTTAAGAACACTTTGATCCGTAGAGTTCACACTAACAGCGGTAGGGGCTTCATTACTGTTGTAGGGAGAATTACCATCCAAGTCTTGGATTAGATAAGTTCCTGTAGAAATATCCACGCCTGTGATTACAGCACCCACCGTAAACACGGGATTGTTACGAACGAAATGGTCCGTGATGTTCCCGCCTTGGTCCACGGGGTGCTTTGTCACACTACCTGAATAGTTCTGAGTGTAAATTTGAACCGCATCACAGTAGATGAAGCCTCCCTCTTGAATAGAGGAGTCACCCCATCCGATTGCCAAACTCATAGGTGACTCCTTATTGTTTCACTGGGAATTGAACATTCACTTGATCAAACGACTGAACAAACATATTTGCAACAGCTTCACCAATAGCTTGAGCTTGAGCACTAGCATCCATACCCTGTAAGGTTGACCCATCTACATTCACTTCAATGTTTATCTCGTTACTGTTGTTGACAATACCCATTGCCTTATCTTCAGCAGCAGCCTTAGCCATTTCAGCCTGTTGGTCGTCATACCCAGCAGCATCCTGATAATATGGGGAACTTGGATCTTCATAGACAGCCCTACCACGTTCACGTGCTTTACCAACATTAACCATGAAGTTATTAGTGGCAGAGCCAATTGTTGCTGCAACAGAGCTAGTGTCGGTGGATATCTCAGTAGGAAATTGACCACTCTTCCACCGCTGGAATTCGGCTATAGCTCCCATAATAGCAGCAATTTCACGAGAAGTAGCTTCCAGTGTTGGTAGGAAGTCAAACTTAATCATTGAGATATCAGTAAAGATTTGCTTAATGGCAGCCCAATCCTGTACTAGCTGAGAAGTCTTATCAACCCCTAACCAATCCGCTACAACACTGTCTTTACCTTCCAAGGCACGTATAAAGGATTGCGGGAACAGAAGCAAGTCATCAGCCCATTTAGTGGCCTCGTTGAAGCCTTCTGACAGACCTTTCACTAGACTACCACTTTCACTCAAGCCAGCGTTAAGAGTACGAAAGATACGAGCAAAACCCTCTTCAACCCCGGATCCAGAAGCCAGTACGGCCATATCATTTACGGAGTTTTGATAACGAGCTTGTTCGGCTTGAGAGGCTGTAGATGCTGCATCTAGTGCACCACCTTGATTTGCACGTTGAGAAGCGGCAGCTCCTGCATACGTCAAGATACTACTCTTAACCTTGCCCTTTTTCATATCATCAAGAAGCTGTTGGATAGCTTCTGCACCAGTTTTGTTCCCACCAATTTGCTGTTGGTAAGCTTGAGCAAACAGAGCTGTTCCTCCGGGCAATGCTTCTGCAATTTGCCCGGTGAGTTCTTCACTCATCAACTTACCTTTACCTGCCACTTGGGACAGGGCACGGAAAAGTCTGTTTTGAGTTGTTTTGTCAAGCTTGTTTACACGAGCTAATTCGGCAAAACCTGAGAATACTTTTTGGCTTTGACCAAGTCCAATACCCGAGCCAGTGAGACCTGAGATAAGTTTGTTATAATCTCCTGATGCATCGAGGAAATTGAAACCTACGCGGTTTGCTTCCGATCTTAAGTATTGAAAGGAATCACTACCCTGTTGGGCTGTACCGCCTGCCTGTTGTACCACTGCTGTGGATTGAAGTTGGGCACTCACTACTTCTTGGTTACGTCTGTTAAGAGCCCCCAGGCCATATCCACCCAAACCCAATGCAAGAGCTGGTCCGAAGAGATTAGGCATGCCCCTAAGACCACCAACGCTACCTGCCACAGCACCCGCAGCAGCGGACTCCCTGACCCTCGAACCACCAGCTCCCCGAGTATTAACATTAAGAGGATTTGCGACAGATGCTCTGAGCATCGCTGCTGCCACATCTCGATTGAGAGCTGCTTGATTTACATTAAATCGACTAATGTCAAAGACAAGGCGATTACTTGCCATATCCAAAGCATTACCTAATGCAATATTAAGTTTTCTTTGGTCTACATCAAAATTACCGATACTTAGAACAATAGGCTTATTCGCAAAAGTACCTAATTTCTTGAGCCTATTTTCAATATGATCAAGAGTTTTATCAACTTTCTTGACTGAGGATTTATCAACCTCTATACCCATTGAGGCGAAGTATTTACTAATCTGCAATGTTCATTACTCCGTCACTTAGGTTTGTTCTTTTCAGCCTTGGCTTTATTAATAGCTTGTTGATTTAAAGCATCGTAGACATCCAGCAATTCAAGCAGCTTTAGCATTTGTCTTGTAGAATATTTCCACTCCATTTCAGCAGCTAATTCAAGACTGCCCTTCTCATGCATGGCAATCCTATATATACTCCACGACTGAGAGAATGTTGAATCAATTTCTTTTTCTAATTTAGTAGGGGGGGTTTTACCCGATACATGTGACTCGCTGTGAGTCAGACTTCTTCTGTATCGGGTGCCTGAAAAAGCTCTTCAAAGTTAAAGTTCAACACTTCCTTGTAAAGCTTATTCAAATGTGCATAACGACGTGCAAAAGTGATGTCAAAAGACTTTTCAGTAATTTGCATATTATCTTTGGAGACATAGTTACAAATAATTTGTTTCATTTGGCTAAGATCAGCCTTACCTTCATCAATAGCTGCTTGATGCTTTTCAATAAACATCAGGCCTTTGGTTGCAGGCATAGCACTAACCAAATAGTCTACGTCATCAACTGTAATAGTTGTTTGTTCTAAAACTTGAAATTGTGGGGCTGCCATTTATTTTATCTCAGAAAATTAAATTAGAAAATACTGTCAATGAAATTACCAGCTTCGCTGAGTGCCCTATCAAGTAGGTCAGTTGCGGGCTTGGCATTTCCTCCCACAGTATAAGTGTCCGTGCTCTGCACAAAGAATTCCCAATTGCGGTATTCAAACTGCCCGGAGAATGTTGCCGTAGGGTAGCCTGTAATAAAAGCTTCGTTGGAGGAAAACACACTCCGACCAGACCTATCTTTAAGCATTAGGGGAATTCGAGCCGTACCTTCTTCAAGATCCAGTTCGTGGATATACGAAAGTACATCATTACCTTGAGCAGTTTGTAGAAGGGATATTGTCAAAGTTGCAGAAGTGTCTACATTCTTGACCCGTGTGTTTTTTCCACGAATACCCCTAATTACAGTGAATCCCTTAACTGTCCGTGAAATCGTGACAGATTGCCAGCCAGTTAGTTGATACCCGCCAATCGTAAGTATCACATCCTTGGGATTATACGTTTGGACTGTAAAGTTATTTGACATTATAGCACCCCTTCAATAATAGAAGCAGCGCCGGTTGCCAAATTAACAAGGTCTTGGAGAATTCCACTAGCGTCTTGGTTGCTGCCAATATTGATCACAGCTTGTGAAGATTTCAAAACCCAAGTACGAGTGTCAAAATTTGTACTCTGAACCATATTAGGGACACCTTCAATCCAAGTGTTAGTCGAGAAGAAAAGATCGGTGCCTGATAAGTCCTTAATAAAAATGGGAAATTTCCCGGCCTGACTAAGCTCATCCAGTTGCCACAACTTTGTCAAAATATCATTTGACGTCGAGCCACGGTGGAAAGTCAAGGAGATTGTATAGGTTTGGCTGTTGGTATACAACCTAGCCACTTGTCCATCTGCTGTTTCTGTTGCACCGTAGGGAACTTTATCTTTACTAATAGTGATAAATGTTCCATCAGCAAAACCATTTAGGGGTATGCCAAAAGCTAAACAATTAACATCTTCTGGTGAATAATTTGCTAAGTCCATTATTACTCCTTAAGTACAAGGGGCCTTTCAGCCCCTATTAGGCATTAAGGATTCAACCGCCAGCGAGCTTCAACAGTACCACCGGCAGCTTCAACAGCGGCTACTTCAGCCGGGGCCAGAGGGATGTTACCGCCAACAAACAAGTCACTACCAAACAGGTAGATTTGCCAGTCACGTGTGGATGTTTCTGAACTGAACTCTACGGCGGGAGGCGCTGCAATGATAGCACTATTAGAAGATACTACAGTCTGACCACTCAAATCTTTGATGGTTACTGAGAATACCCAAGTGTTATCTGTAGTCTGTGCATCAGCAATCTGAAGTTGTTGAAGAACAGTGTTTGACGGTGAATATTGATGCAAAGTTACATCAACAGTCATACCAGTTACTTTACGTTTCACACGACCAAACGAGTTAGAAGTACCCACGCCCTGATAAGGGGTGGACGAGGGTACGAGCCTATTCATTGAGACGAAAGTGCCGTCTGCAAAACCGCTGACAGTGTGTACAAAATCACCTTTCGAAATAACAATCGTGAAATCGTCAGGGCTGTAATTACCGATAAAGTTTGAGGCCATTAGTATTTATTCCTGTGTTGCCCAGCTAAAACCGGGTGTATTATTCTTAAGACGGGTATTAATCATCTTCTTAGTAAATTCAGTATTTCTAGCTGCCTCTAAAATAGAGCCATAGACAACACCATTAATTTCTACAGACTTAGATCTTGGATGGGCAGAACCTGTTCTTCCGAACATATGGGCGTCTTCTCCAACTTGACCTTTCTGTTTTTCTTTTTGTTCAACAGAACCTTCCCTGATTCTTTTATTAAGCGTAGAAGGTTTCTTATCTAGTACATGAGAAGCTCTGGTTAAGGTATCAAACCAGAATCCCGCAACATAGCAAGGCACTTGGACAGAATCTTTACGGAGACGTTGTACATCTCCAAGAGTTCCATCTCTTCGCCATTTATGTAGTTGAGTAATATTCAAATTTAAAGAAAAACAAGCATCTTCCAAGTGTGGGAACCAGAAGCCAGAAACATAGTGCGGATCATATTCTTTTCTTCGGCCAATAATGATCCCGCTATTCCAAGCAATATTCTCTGCGTGATACTTATTTAACCCTACTGAGATTTTTGCTTTCATTTCCTCAGATAAAAGTATGGCGCCAGTCTTAGGGTTACCTAGAACTAAGTTATATCCATCAGTAATAGAATTATATGCAATAATTGCTTTTTCTTCTAGATCTAGAATATATTTCTCTGAGCCAATGCACAAAACTTCGTATTGAAAATTAACAACTCCATGTTTTTGAATAGAGTTTCGAAGTTTTGTGCATGTTGAGTGTTGGCTACAGTGCTCTTTAAATCTAGTTTCTGGCCGGCATGTCATACCAATGTAAATCTTTTGGTTTACCTTATTGGTAATCTTGTACAGATAAAACTTACGCATTAAAACCCCTCCAAAATAAATCAACGAATATATAATTTATCACGTAAGGGGTTTTAATGCAAGTCGTCATACACTTAAGTAAAAATTTATATCGACGCTGCGGATCGCACCGGCAAGACGTGCTTGGATCACAAATACGCCAGCAGCCCGTTGGGCGCGAAGTGTAGGACTAATTGAAAGCACTGGCGGCGTCTGAACGGTCCACCCAGAATCAATCATGCCATTGCTTTCAGCCAAAGATAGAACAGAGCGGATTTCATTTTCTACGATTAGGAGGCCGGGGTCAGTCATTGGAATCTTGAGACTGTTGATAATACGGAAATAAATACCCTCCTGAAGTCGGGCCTTTAACCAATCCTTCGAGATTTGGATATCGATTGGCTTCCCATCAAACATGTTGCCGTCTTGGAATACATCAACCCCGCCTTTGCGGCGGAAAAAGTTCCATGATTTAGCGCGCAAGTTTACAATCTGAGTCGAGCTAAGGATACTGCGAGTAACCCCGGCAGCACGTTTAAAATCCCAGTCATTGGAGCCGGGAGTAACAGCCAGTTGGCTGCCTGACCAAGCTGCTTCAGGGAATTCAGTTGCGGAAGTTGCAGAGTAAACACCGAAAGTACGACCAGCAGACTTAGCATTCAGCTTATAACCAATGTCAGTAATACCAGTTGTTGGAGCCACTGCATCAGCAGATGACAGACCATAAATCTTGTCCATTGCTTGGATAGTGTCAGCCAGAGCTTCTTGCTCAGCAACAACTTGGGTTTCAGCAAGCAATTCATACCAGACGTCATTATCAGCATCAACTGCCAACAGAGCATCTGGCCAAGTTTCAGTGGCAGTGTTTACACCAACCAAATTCGAAGAAGGAACTACACTCCAAGCAGCACCGGGAGTAGTTGCAGCCAACGTCAAAGTAGTCGTACCACCAACAGTAATACCAGCAGGACTGCCAATAGCGGCTTTGAGTCCAGTAACAATAGTGGTTGCTGTAGCACCGACACCGGAAGTAAAAGTGTATGGAGTGCCATTAAGGGTGACAGTGTACGCAGTGCTATCAGCAACAGTAGGGGTGAATACAACACTGTCTACTTGACGACGACCTACAACCAACGAAGGGATTGGTGCACCAATTACAGAGTCTTGCCCAAAAGCTTTGGCAGCCATTTTATAGACATTACTAGTAGTTGGAAAATCTGCACCTACCTCAGTAATGTTCAAGTAAGTGCGAGCACGCTCAGAGAAGTTGGTGAACGTTGCAAGTACCATTGGGATTGCAAACGAAGCCGTAGCGATAGCAGTAGTTTGATCGGTAATTACTACCCTTACTACATCATCTAAATCACTCATATTTTATTATGATCCTTAATTATGTAGCGATTGCTACGGGTAAATAATACTTTCTGGAATTTTTATAATTACTGGAATATCTGAAGTCTCATCAGCAATGACTACGCCTTCAATTGAATCTATAAGTTGATCAGTGGTCACAACATAACTAAACGTCACATCCATGTTGTGATATTCAACCCACTGTGTATCTCGCTTCTGAGGTGCCCTACGTATCTGGCTTTTCCTCATAAAAGCTAGTTTATTTCTACTCAACTCCAACCTTGTAAGGGGGTTGTTATTGATATTGTTATTAAAGCTTTGTGACATATCTCCACTCAAGCTTCCAATAAAACTCAATTGAGCCATAACTTCATATGCAACCTGAAAGGTTAGGGTTCCGTTATCATTTACTAAAGTTGATGTGCTGTGATGGCCTTGCTGAACAACATTCAGAATATTAATCACAACATAGCTTTCAGCAGGTTCTGTACCGTTCGTGTGGCTAAAAATCACAGGAGTGGTAGGATATTCTGATAATGCTGCTAGAGCACCTTTGCGGATAGCTTGTCTGACATCAGTGTAGATTGGCATCAACTACTTCCTTTCTTGTCTACTTTAAAATCAATAGACTCATAGAGAAGTCCACTATCAATCAGAGGATTATTGAATCCTTTCTCAGCCACTGTATATGGAGCGTTTGGAGGAGTATCCCAATCAGCTACAGCTTGTTTTAAGTCGGTTTTAGCTTTCATCCCAATCTTCGTGTATTCTTCCTTGAAGGTGCTTTTTCCCTCAGCAATTCTTTGCATACTCTCAACAAACATCTTATCGTATGCGCCTTTCTTGATAGGGGCCATAAAACCAACACGGATAGCTGGACGAGTGGGGATATTTTGGGCTGGGACGCCTTCCTCTTGCCATTGCCAGACTTGAGCAACAGAGAGGTTATCGTTGTCAGGTCCGTAGTTTGTAGGTTCAACAATACCAACTTGAACTTCTAGTAATGAACCTTTTAGAAGTTCCTTCTTCATCTTGTTCCAACCAGACTTATCAACCTTCAATTTAAAAGACATGTTTATTTATCCTTTAATTTGGGGTTAGTTCTATTCTTGTTGCGTATGCCTTTGAATGTTCCAAAATTTGCATACCATTTTGCCAATCATCTAGTTTCATGATCTTGTAGCGATCACCCTTCCAAATAAATTCATCAGCATCATGAGAACCTTCCTTGGCTGTACGAAGTACATCAGCAGAATACAGTTTCCACCAAACCCGTGTACGTTCTGATTCAGGTAGCTGGAGAATTTCATGAGGTTTCAGAGGTTGGATATTCACTTGAACAGGAACTTCAACGGTCTGTCCTTCAACCCATTCACCGTCTACATATTCACCTAATGACCTACGATAAATAGTGAGAGGAATCTTATTTGTTAAAAGGAATTGAGGTTTTAGCATTTCAACTCCTTAATAGACAAATGTCTCACCAGCAGCGTGACAGTCATTGCATGCACAACCAGTCTCACAACAAGCCGCTTCCTTGCAATTATCACCATCACAAACTTCAATATTCATCAGCTTACTTGGGCAACTATTAGCAGACCAAGGCATAAGCCCGGAGGGAATCAGAGTTCCTGGATTACTAATAAGATAATCAAGAGCTTTAAGGTACTGAGTGGACAGACTAGACCAGACTTCAATATCACCGGTCCTCTCTCTTGTACTCCAGCCAGCAAGTTGGAAAGATGCAGCAATGGCAGCTAAACGAGCAGCGGCGAAGACATTTTGATTAGTCATGTCTAAGAATGCTTGTAACTCTTCATCCGTAAAGAGTTGATAAAATGGACTGTTTGGTACATCACCAATAAGCAGTCTAACTTGTTCTACTGGGGTAAGAGCCATAGCCTCTCCTTAAAGGAGGGCAGACAAGCTGCCCAGAGTATTACGATTCGGACATTTGACCGGCGGCTACCATAGATGCTTGAAGTGCATCCAAATAGGTTTTAACAGCAGCCAAATCAGCAAAACTTGCTGGCACGGCTACAAAGTTAGCAGCCTTTACAGTACCATTAGTGGTTTCAGTTGCAACAGGAACAGCAGCACCAGAAGCTACACTTGCCTCAAGTTCTTGCAGGCCAAAGATCCAACCATTTTTAGTTGTTACAGCCATATTCTTTTACTCCGTCAATAAGGGGAGGGGACGTAATGTCCCCATCTCCATTTGATTCTTAGGTCAACGACAGACGCACGATAGCTTCTGGATTCAAGCACGCGTTCAAGAAGTTCTGTTCAGTCATAATTTCGATCTGATCATCTTTCTCGTTCAGGTATTCGAAGAAATAGCTGCCCTGAGCACGACGGTTGATGCTACCAAAACGGTTAGCCGGAGCGTAGTAGGTTTTCAGGAAGTTACGGACACCAACAGGCATCATGTAAGCATCACCTTCTGGAATGAACGGTACGAAAGTACCAGCAGCATTCTCATAGCCAGCAGCGCCAGCATTGATGAAGGTCATACCAAACACGCTCATCATTTCAAAGCGAGCATCTAGACCCGGTACATCCACACCACCAGCACCCAACAGGATACGGGTAGCTTGACCTTGGTCTACATACTTGAATGCGTCAGTGACGTAAGCATTCTGTTGAACAGCGTTGTAGTACGAGTCAGAGCACAGAACAACGAAAGAACGAACAGTGCCAGCTTGACCATCACGCAGTGCGTTACGGGTAGCTTTCTTGGCATCGTTGAAGTCTGCACGAGGATCAGTAGCCGAGGACAGATCGGTAACAATCTCAATACGAGTAACACCAAACTCAGTGTAGAAGTTGGTAACTACAGTGGCACGAGGTGCATACACAGTACCAGTGGTAATCAACTGCATACGAGCAGCTTCTTTGGTCAGTGCATGAGCTTCACGAACGTCAATCATCTTGTCAGCACGAACCGACGCAACAGTTTCCAGTTCAGCAAACTCTGCCAGAGAACCAGCTTGTACAATACCGTCAACATCGTTTGGAGTGATTGCATCATCCAATGGGAAGTGAGGGATTTTCAGCAACAGGCTGTCTTGTTCACGACCAGCGATGGTTTGGTTACGCTCATCCCAGTTACGATCTTCCAGCAGATGGGATTTACGGGTACTACGAGTAATCTCGATAGTCTTCTGGGCGGAGTATACATCTTCAAACAGACCCAGTGCATTGGTGATACCAACGGTGTTGGGGATAACAATCAGCGAGTCGGTACGGTCAACAACTTTACCGAGGTTCTGACGATCTAGTACAATAGCCATATTATTTATGATTCCTTAGCTTATAGAATTTGTTTAAACAGTCGCTTAAACTGTTTTAAGTACTTGGATGCCTTGTTGTTCAAGCAGACCCTTCAGGGTTTCAACTTGAGCATCAGTCAGATCAGCACCACCAGTGGCAGCGGTAGACTTAGCAACTTGTTTGATGTAGTATTCTTTCAGTTGCAGAGCACCCGAAGTACCAACAAAGCCAACAGCGTTATATTGATTGGCTGCAATTGCACGAGGAACAAACGAAGGGTTGAAGGAGTAATGATCACCGTAAACAACGGCAAATTCATTGGTCAGAACTAGAGGAGTCGCCGAGGCCAGTACGGTCCAAGCAGCAGTCAGGTCAGCAGATTTAGCACGATAAACAACAGTACCCAAACGGATGGCTGGGGTAATAGGGGTGATGTTCAGGTCACGGCGGCTATAACCAACCGATGGGTCCATCTCATGCACAACAAGATCAGAGAGGCGTTGGGTGAAAGTTTCAGCAACGAAAGGCATATTTGATTCCTTTAAAATAGAGAGATTAGCTAAGGCTAATTATTTCAAACCTAGTTTTTGTTTGATAAGGTCTTCGGTAACATCTTTAGACTTAGAAGCCTTAGCTTCAGGAACTACTTCTGTACCTTGGTCGCCAAGTTCTGTAAACATATCGGATGCTTCAAGAGCTTGTTTCTGTGCAGCAAAACCACTCAGAACAGTTTCGAATGCCGAGTCGTCAAGGCTGGAAAGAGAAGCGGATACAGCCTCTACTTTGTCAGCAGACATAACAGCAGCAAGGGCAGTCTTACGACTGGACATTTTAACGGCTACAGCAGCAGCTTCAGCAGAGGCTACAGCTTCTTTCATCTGTGCAGCTTCTTGGAGTGCAGCAGACAACAGGGTTTCTTTTTCAGCAAGCAGCAAAGAAGCAGCTTCGAATTTAGAGGTAAGATCAGAAACACTCAATTGAGCGCCCTGAAGTTGTTCTTGCAGTTCGGCAAGTTGAGTCATTTCTAGAGTTTCCTCGGTTTTATTAAGTTGGGCAAACAGTTTGGTTTTTAACATACCACCTTCTTGTTTTTGAGCTGTATCAGCCAAATGTGTGTAAAACTCTTCAAGAGTCATAACACGGTCAGCTAGTCCAAGCTCAATAGCTTCTTTTGGCAAGAAGGTACGCGCCTGTGTGGACTTCACTGCTTCTACTGACAAGTTGCGATGTTCTGCAACAAACCCAGTAAACTCTTCGTAAAGTGTGTCAACTTTACCTTGAATATCTTCCAAGAACTCCTTACGGAAACTACCGTCAGCGTCAAATGGAATCTTGTCATCGCCAGCAGAGATAAAGGTACGTTCGTAGCCTTCTTTCTCAAGTGCTTTGGAATCATTCATCAAACGAACCAGAACACCAACACTACCAACTTCTGAGCTTGGAGCCATGATCAATTCATCGGCAATTACAGACAAACCATAGGCTGCTGAAGCGGACAGACCATCTACATAGGTGATGATACGAACGTCGTTTTCAGTAGCCAATTTGCGCATGTAATTGGCAGTTGGCATCATCTGGAAGGCTTCACCGCCACCACTAGAAACACTAAGTGCAATAGTCTTTGCACCACTGTCTACAAGGTAGGTAAAGTCTTCTTTAATCTGCTGGTAAGATGCACCACCACAATCAAAACCCATCATAGTGACTGGTTTGTAGCTAAGTGGTCCGTCGATATTGAGAACAGCGACTCCGATATCTTTGTTAAAAGAATATCGGGAGTTACTTTCACGATTATCTTCAACTGCTGTGTCCAGTTTGAAGTCTTCGCTGTTTCGTTCGTTAAGATATTGAATAACAATTTCAAACGATGCTGGGTGCATCAAGTGAGGAGTATTACAAATCTTTTCTTTCAGTCTGAGTAGTTGATGAGACACTAGGTGTTCTCCGTGTTAGATGTTGAGCTATCCCCGGAAGAACCGTTTGAGCTTCCTGTACCGTTAGGCATTCCTTCAGTCATCCCGGCCCCACTGTTAGATGTTTCCGGTGTCAATTGTTTAGACAACTCTTCAACACTCAAGTCTTCATCGACTTTATAAGGGATGTTAGCTTGATCCATAATCCAGTTAACCACTTTTGGTGCTTTCGGGATTAGGCCGACGGCGGCGGTTCGTTGAATGAACTTAGAAATTTCATCAAGACTAACTTTACCAATCTCACCATAAGTCCATTCTGGCATTACGTCTGTTGACCAGCCGTTTAGCGAAAATATCTGTTTAGCAAGGTCAAAATTAAGCTGAGTTTTAATTTCGTCAAGTTTGGATTGAATAGCCATTTCCACAACACTGATCTTACTTTCAGCAAGGGAGAAGCTGCCTGAGCCGTTACTACCCAGTGTTAAGAAGTCTGCAAACAATGCAGTCAGAATCTCTGCTGTATAGCGTTGGATAATAAGGTTTGTATCATAAGATTTTTGTCCAGTTACAGACATAATATCAAACTCAAACATCTTCTTCCCAGACTCATCCAGAATAAGAGGAAGAATCAAACCAGACTCTTTAGCTTGGTGCATATTCTTGATTACAGTTTTGTAATGTTCGAATACTGCCTTATCTTCAGCAGTAGCATTTTCAGTCATGTACTGTGGAGGGAGATAAAGAACTTTAAAGCCGTTCGAATCTTGAGCTACAGAGATAGCTTCCGATTCTTGATAGGCAGTCTTATATTTCCAAGCTGTCCAGCAACCAACCAAAGGAGATTGCCCTTCAGGGTTGTTTTTGCTTCCGGTATTACGAAACAACATGAATTTTTTACGAGGGATGAACTTTACACCATCCTCAGTAAGCTCGGTAAGGGATTGGTAAGGATTTTCAGCTCTGTTACTTGGGATATTAATACGCTGATTAAGTCCAGCAAGGTCACGGCCTTTATTCTTAAACACCCAACTATCAATAGTATCCTGAGAGCGCAATACAAGTTTCTTTGGAGCAATCAAACCGTCGTTGTATTGAGAGCCTTTATCACGATAACGCATCCTATATATTTTTTCTACAGGGGCGAAACCGTAACGATTAAAGCTAACAGCTTGTTTGATAAAGGACTTGAAGTCATGTTCCATATCATTCATACACTGACGCATGAATATGGCTTTATCTTTCAACTCTTCTTCATAGCCTTCTGGAATCTTTACTGTCCAGTCCACACGAGAAATCATCATCTCAACATATGCAAGAGCTGGGGCAATAGCACCATCTTTTTCCATACGTTTAAATGTATTAATTGCTTGAGGCCAGCGTAGTTCGTGTGAGCATTCTTCTAAGATTTCGCCGCCCAAAACTTTTAGGCCATTATAACCAGCCTCACCAAGAGCAAGTGCTGGAATATCATTTTCCCCTACCTCTAGGGAGATTTCTGCTTCGTCAGCCATTTAAGCTCCTGCATTAAGGAAGGGGTTAGATTGAGTTAAATTTGCGGAGAGTAGGCCGGATGAGAAGTTTGGAATAACTTGTCTTTGAGCTAAAGTTATGAAAGAATCGCTTGTAGCATCAACTTGCATCATCTTAAATAAGATTCGTTATATCTTATCCAGTCGTATACGACTGCTGCACATCACTGTACAGAGGAGACTATATCTTCAAACAGTTTTGTTTGCCCACCGCTTCGGGTCACTTGACCCTACTCTACTCACTTCCACATTACTGTGCGCTTTCGATAGTCGTTACACGTTCCTATCACTAGGCTTCGCTCGGTATTGTCTCTTACGAGAGGTCCACCGAATTCAATGGGTTTATAGACGACCAAGATTAATAAATCGTCTTTATTCTTACGACTTCCGTCAAAACTTTCCAACTCGTCGAAATATGTATCATTCCAATCAGCCTCAACGTAGTCAACAAGACCAGCTTCTGCTGCTGCTGCGAAGGGCTGAAACCTGATTATCTTGGACTTATTAGATGGACGCATTCTTGCGTAAAATCCATCAGATAGAAGTTCTTTAATCATCATCTGCCCAGCGGCTTTACCAGCTTGTCCGGGTTCTTGTGGGATAATGATTTGTGTGCCTTCAGGGTCAGACTTGGCAGTTTCAATAATCTTAGCCATAACTTCGCCAAACCTTGCACGAAATCTAACTACATCAACTACTATATATCTGCCTTGTTTTGTCTTAGCAATAAGAACACCAGCAGTCCAGTCGGGATTTGGTAGTGCTTCCGATGGAATCGAACCTGCTATATCCCACGCACGACAATAAGACACAATCTCTTTATCAAACAAATTAACCTTACTACAGAATTCTTTTTTCATGAATCCTGCTGCACTTTCGCGAACGAACCAATTCCCTTCTAGGAGCCGTTTACGTTCAGTTCCGCGAAGACCTTTAAGCCAAGCAACATACTTAGGGTTAACTTCTTCTACAATTTTGTTGTCATAAACGTTAGCACTAATAAAGGTAAAAGACAGAGCATCTTGCTCTCTTACACCGTATTCAGCTAGGAGTTGTTCTTTAGTGTCAGCCCAAACAAAGTCACCATCCATGAAAGAAAAGTATCTCAACATCCCGTCTTTTGAACGGTCAGGAGTACCATCTTCTTGCAAGTAGGGCTCTACCCACTTTCTGAGGCCGTGATCGGCATCTGGATTGCAGGTGATTTTGAGGTGAGGTTTGATTGACGGGCATGAAGGATTACGCATACGAGACATGATATATTGTATCATATACATCGTATATTGGGTTCCCTCATCGATATAGAAAAGATTCGCTTCAGAACCTTGCCAGTTCACATCTGCTGCATCATTCTCAAAGTGCTTGAGATAAATTTCAGCACCACTGGCATGGAACACGAACTTACCATCTTTTGCTCGCCAAGTATATTCATCTGGTTTATATGCTTGACTAAATACACGCTTACATTTAGTTAGCAACCCACCCGGACCATTAAGCTGGGGTGTTGTGCGACGTGTCATTACACCAATGAAATTGGGAATGTCTGTATACTTCAGGAAGTCAATAACGCCGATTTCACTTTTTCCGCTCGCGGCTGCGCCACCAAATAAGGTTACGTCAGCCTCCGAGGCGATATACATACTTTGACGTAATGAACACGGCCCCGGAAGTTTCTTTTGTTCTGTCATTTAGAATCCCTTAGAAAACTTCACCCACCTCTCATCTTCTAAAGGAATCCAACCTTTAACAAATTCTCTGTGCATTGCAGTAAAAGCTCTTGCTGGCAAATTATCGTTATGTAGCCGATTATACAGAGTGGTGAACTTTGCAGAAGTTAGTGTGGTATTAGTAAGATATAATTCGTAATAATAGTCAGCCATCAACCATTTAGTTAGTTGCTCATCTTTATTCATGACTGTTCCAGCTTCCCATGCGGGGCGGTTTCTTGCTTTCAAACCTTCTGAAACTTTACGTTTATGCTCTTCAGTGCGAACTAAACCTTTATTCCAACCACCTTTCCCTTTACCCTTTTCTCTTAGTATTTCAAGAGTTTCAGGTGAGTGTTTCTTGCCGTAAAATGGATTATTTTCGCCGGTATGAGCTTTCATCTTTTCCACTCGAGCGCAGCCGCAGGAGCGTGTTCCACTCTTTTTAGTTAGAAATTTTGCCGCTAATGTTAAGGAGTTTCCACAATCACAAAGACAATTCCAAGTAGATGTTCTAGTACCACTTTTCTGAAAAATCCAATCTTCAAAAGATACTACAGTTAGCCTACCCCTAACCTCACCAGTCAAATCTTTAAATACAGGACTATTAAACCCAGAGTTCGTAGAGTTGAATTCAGCTAGTTGTTTGGCTTGCTCTAACTTTAAAACTTCGTAAAGTTTTGAGCTAAACTTAAATAATCTCTTCTTACTCATAAAGAAAGCAGCAGTAAACAGACCAACGTGTCCGGGATTCATTTTCCAGAGGAGTAGGTGAGAGACATAATGCTCTCTTGCAGTAAACATTACCAAGTTTTCTTTGTCGTCACTACCGCCCAAACACTTTGGAAGGATATGATGAATTTCAAAGTAACCATCGTGTTTCTTTTTATCAAGACCTCGTACTTTAGCTTTCTCAACTAAAGCATTATAAATTTTCTGGTAATTCAAAACAATTAATTCTCAAAGTAAAACGGTGCCTCACCTCACCAGCCGTCAAGACAGCCTCATGTTTGGTATTACAGTTCACCGAATTCTTTTATAACAGAGGCCGTTTACACAACTTGTTATTTTTCTTCCTTGGAAGATTCTACTTGACCACTTGCTTTCAAATACTGATTGGTAAGAAGTGTACGATCACGACCTGTGATGCCATACTTTTTCTTTACTACAGCTTTGAATTCTGACCAATCCATATCATCAAGTTGCTCTTTAGTAAAGTTCTCTTGCATAATCTGGAACTGAAACCCTGGTTTACTTTCCATAAGCTCATCAGTCTGGAGATACATCCAAGCTGAGAAAGGGAAGCGCATTGTAGGCACCTTGCCTTCTTCAAGAGTAGCGCCCATACTGGCCAGCTCAATCACATTTTTCATGAAGCTGTAGCCAATGCTATCATTACCTGTAACTAGTACTTTATATTCATTCACAATAAATTCTCCTTAGTTCTTAAACTTGAGGATGAACTATATCAAACTGAAAGTCATTCTGTCAAGTATTTACAAAATAAACTTAAAATAATTTCAATATGAAGCTACTAATCCTTTAATAGCCTCTCAGAATTACTTAAGGACGCTCTTCCCAAAAACTTGAGAACACACCTGTAGCAGTCCCTGAACCAAAGTTATTGAAAATCCAATAGTAAGTTCCTGGGCCCACACCACGAGAATCATCTACCGCTGCACCCACTGACTGTGCTTGACCGCTTGCGTTAGCTACAACAATGCGGATGACGTCAATGTCAACCCCGCCTGTTAAAGCTGTTGCACCAGACATAATTGTGTTCTGAGCAACATACAACGGAATAGGTGGTGCAGGAAATACTCCACCGGTCATTGTATTTTTAGAGATGGTTGGCAGAGTTTCACCAAACACCCCCGTTGGAGTCCCACCAACTACAGTACGCAGTTTGATAGACCCCGCATCTAAGGAAAGCCTAACATTCTGTAGGATCGTATTTACAGGGACTGTGATTCTCATCACCAAAGTTGCACCAGAGGAAATGCTAAGCTCCTTAAAAGTGCGAAACTCCCTTCCCTCAAAGAATCCTGTCTGTGCTGAATCAACCCTAAGCCGTCTATAACCCTCTCTCACCGATGTCCACACATCAGAGGGTAGGTCTACCGATGTAAATGGTTCTATGGAATTGGAAAGCAGAGGCTCAACGTCAATAGCACCAAGGTATGGCGCCCTAATCCAAGTTTGAAGTGTGTCCTTGGTAATAGAGCTAGTCTCTTTTGGGAAGACTTGATTACCTACAAACGAAGGTTCTGGAATAGTTGCTGATCTTGTTACATATATAGTACCACTACTAAGATTTGTAACTTTTACGCTGCTGAGTGTTATATCAATTGAAGATAAGGTAGATAAGTTAATCCAACTTGTAGTTTGTAGCTTGTATACACTCATTACATTCCTTTAATATTTGTTGTTTGGAATGCTTTATCACAACCACACTTCTAATATGGTTTATAAAATACTTGTGTCAGCGTCCACAATCTTAACCTGACCTGACAACTCTCTGAGCACAAGATTTACTCAGTCTCTCCACGCCCTTTCGGGTAGACATTTCACCATCCACTAAGGTTTCAACAAACGTTGAAAGTATTGTTCTTCATGAAATGGTATTACACTTACTAGTTGGTTTAGTAAGCTTTCTTCAAGGAACTAGGACTTACTTGAAGATACTAGGCCGAAGCTTAGTTAGGTTTACAGGGGATGTACTCACTTCATCTTCACCCAAGGGGGTTGGAGTCGAACCAACTCAGACCATTTTAAGGTCATTCCATACCAACATGCCCACTGGGAATTATGCACCGTTATCCTTCGTCAGCTTAACAAAGGAACAAGCCTTCCAATCTTGCCGGATCAGCGTCTTAGATTCTCCGCTGTGCCCTGTAAATTCTTTTATATATATATATATAATTATAGACGACTATAGACCGATTATAGTAATTCAAATAATCTAGTATAATTCCCATATATTGTCCACTAAATATAACATTTAGAAGATAATGTTTAGTATATGTGACTTATGGGTTACATCATTCGTCGTCTTGGTCCTCTGGGTCAACGTAGACCAGACTAAGACGTGGCTTCAATTCTTTGCTGATTTCCGCAGGAGTTTGTTCTTCAGGTTCATCATCACGCTTACCTTTGAGACGAGCATTGAACGATCCAAGCTCTTCAGCAGAGGCTGCTTTGATCACACTGACGATTGAGTTGAGCACCCATTTAGCACTGGCAGTACTTTCTGGATTAGTTTCTTTTCCGGCAAGACTCTTATCGACCAACTCTAATGCAATATCTTGACGCTCAAGCAGCTTCTCTGCAAGAACACGCAATTTTGATTTATTGATACGAACCTTGGAATTGCCCTTAGTGTTACGATTGCTTTTCTCGCCATCAAAACGATGAGCTTTCTGTGCTGCTGTTTGCTTGTCTTTAGTTGGACCAGCCATTTGTGTTTACCTATTTATAAATAATATTTCTGCTGTGAACTAAGTAAGATTCGAACTTACACTAGCCTCATATGCTTGCTCTTCCAATCAGGAGCGACCTGAATTAAGCTATTAGAACACATGAGAAATAATACTTTCTAAATAATCCTGACCAGCTTACTGGCATTATAACTGAAGAGTTACAAGATTATTTAGAAATGACCCTGTTGGTGTAACTCGTTATTCTGAGGAGAGGCAGTTAACAAGTTGCTCAAGGTCAATAGCGCAATAAAGGAGGAGAAACTCTACACGCTTAAGTGCTGGAAGGAGAGATGAGCCAGCGGGAGAAACCCAACTTTCTAGAATTGATTCTTCGTGTTGGGGTGAAACTGGAGCGGATAGGGAATTTCGAAATCCCGACGAACAGCTTGGAAGGCTGACACTCTGCCTCTGAGTTATATCCGCTAGATATATAAAATTACCGTTAACCCACGGTCATAATATATTAAAGTAATAATATAACGTTGTCAAGCTAATATTCAACTTTCTTTGGTGGAGTTACAATGAAAGGAACAGCCATCTCAGTTATATCGGAAAAAGCGTAATGTGGAGGCTCACAATATTCTGGATAATAGACGATGTTCAGGCAACTGGAACACATGTCTTCTTCAGACCCATCATCTTGCAGCATCCTGAATTCACGCCAAAGCATCTCAATATTGCAGCATCTGCATTTCACATTATATTTCCTCTTAATTAAATTTATAAGTGAAGAGTAAACTATCGCAAGTCCGTTTGTCAATAGTTTATGAAAATAAATATCTAATTATCAAAATCCCAATACATATCCCAATCATCAAGATCAAATGCGTAATAGAAAAGAGAATCCATGTATCCCATATACTTCCCTGAATAAAACATTACAGGTTCTCCAAGTGTCTCATCATCAACTTTGAACTTATTGAAATCCTTGCCAGTATGCTTGCAGATCCAACACAACTCCTTGGTATATTGTAATGTGTTATCAAAGCAGTTATCAGGCCACTGACTGACTTCTAGTGGCTCCGGTTTTTCGTGGAATTTGTATTTCACTTTTAAATATTCCTATCAAAAGCATAATATCTATTCGTTGCAACCACCATAGAAGTCTCTTTTACTGCCCGACGATAGTAGGTTTTAAAGAATAATTTAGCTCGTTTCTTATCAAACCTCTCTTTCAAGAATCTTTTAGAATACTTCCAAGCTATATACTCCTCTTTCAGAATGCAACTAGTCTTCAGATGAAAGTTTGGAACGGCTGGTAACGCAGTGTTAGGGTATCTCAATTTAAACTCAACACAACATTTGTAAATTTTATCCCAACGGCGTAGATGTCCCACCTCGTGCATAAAGCTGTCAATGAACTTGGGATAGAAAGGGTTGATTAGAATCTTCTTACTGTAGTCGTCAAAGCTATAAACGCATTCTGCACCTTTCATCCAGTGAAACGGATTCCATTTGATATTGTATTTACGGCAAACACTTAGTGCTAGCAGCCAGTCTTTAAGTAGTTTCATTTCTTACTCCAACCAACCCGCTCAAGAATCTCTTCTTTCTGTAAAGTTCTCCATCCTCCACCATCGGCAGGTTCAATCAATTGAAGTTTATTTTTCAGAAGATCATAGATTAACAATTTCAAAGCCTGAGAATCTTCAATTGCTAGGGTTATTTCTGTTTTAAGTTCTGTGCTGTTCATACTTTCTCCTCATATTCATCATTAAGCCACTCTTTCAGTAATTCTCGCATGCGCTTACTAGGGATGTAAAGTGAAATTTCCTTCCCATCACGAATCCGACTACGCCAAATGAACTGAACCATCTCGGACAAAGCATACAACGTCTGATCCATATTGGATTCTTTCTGTGCGAGCAATTTCATAATCATAGGATTAACATACAGATTAATCAAATATGCAACACACCAAGTATCTTTCCAATCGTTAGTAGCCTTTGTACCGTATGCTAACCAAGAGCCTGAAAATCGCCCCGCACTAACTTCACGAGAAGCTGGTTTGTAGATTGTCCACAACCGATCAGGAATCTTTGTTTTGTTCTTTGCACGAAAGAAAGTATTTAGGTTCTTACGTAGTTGTTCATTGTGTGTCTTCTTAACAGCAGTAGACTGATAACTCAAACTACCTTTTGCATCACCAACCTTATTCAGCAACGGAGATTCTTCAATCTTGATAAGATGTTTAATCTCGGAAGGCTTCTTACCAAACTTATTCATCTGATACTCAATACCATGAGATTTAAGATAGGCTGCCATCTGACTACCATCAAACAAATACGTACCAATCCAAACTTCACTGAATGCTTGGAGTGCAGAGATTGGGAATTCCCAAATAACTACCTTACCATCCACCAGCATCAGTTGCTTCATTTCACAGAGGTCAGCAATCTCCTGATACCGTGTGTTTTCTGTCTCTCCAAACTTGATCTTGTTGAAGGCTAGGGTTAGGCCATCTTTTTCAATGGAAAGGATTTCATTCTTGAAAAGCTGCTCAACTTCATCCAATTTAAGCTCATCAAATGTCTCATAGATGGATAGCACTTCATCCAGTACAAGAATATAGCCTTGATTCTTAATTTCAGCCACTACCTTTGGGTTGATTGCACGAAACAAAGAATGCGTAGCCACAACGTTACAACCGTTCTTTACTTGGAACAGCAAGGTTTCCATCTTACTGCCTTCAGACAAGCTTGGATGCCTAAAGCGACGATTGCACAAGATATGCTTTGGATCATAGATATATTCTTCAATCCCATCCTGTGTGTCTTGGTATTGCACAATAGGCCGCTTGTATTCATCCTCTTCATCATAAGATGTACCAGCAACACGATGGCACTCTGATAGTAGAGGTGTAATGTAAATTACATTCGAATCTGCTGGTAGTACAGAAATATCTTCAATCAGCTTTGTAGTCTTACCACTACCCATCATTGCATCGTAAACTTTAATCTTCAATCTAGTCTCCTATTTATATCACGGCTTAGCTCTTGTATATCAATTCTTCTTTTAAAGGTTAAATTCCTACAGCCCTTATAGAACGTGGCTTGTAGAGATTTTCATTCCAAGCTCTTTGGAACAGCACACACCTAAAGGTGGTGAAAGAAAGAGAAAAACATGAAACCAAACACAAAAGAAAAACAAAACTTAAGGATCAATCTTAAAGCATCAACAACCGAATGTCAAGCTTTTGATCTGCTTTATTATCATTGTATTTGGTGCTAGGCTTTAGCCTTACGTAAATTCAACTATAGCTAAGCCGCAGCATCCTGTCAACCCTATCTACCAAAATAATCCCTATTCCAAATCAACCTAACCAAATCTAAATTCTTTTAGCAATCCGCTTGCTTTCCACAACAAGACGTGCGAGAATGATTGCATCACTTAGAGAAGGAGGTTTGAAATGGTAAGGCTTAGTGGTGTAAAGGTAAGGTGTAGCTCCACCAAAGAATGTCTAGAAGTGCTTGATATATTGTTCAAGAATGGACATGCTTGGAGGGGAGGTAGCACAGTTAACACACTTGCGCAGTATGAAGTAGATAACCTCTATGGTTTGTACATAAAAGATACAGATAAGTCTGACTACTATAAACAGAAGGGTGTAATAACGTTTGAGACATATAAAGAATCATTCTGGAGTGATGCATTGCATATACCCATGAGTATTCAACAAGTCAAAGATTATTATGGAGGTGTTGAATGAGGTACACACGTGGAAAATGGCAAGCGTCTTACCGAGACACCTACTCACTAGACCACACCCTATCCCCAATAATCTACGCCGGTTTGTCACGTTTCCACGATGTCCTAGAACAACGCTACAAAGAAGACAAATGCATTGGCATCCCTATGCCGTATTGCTCTGAGCCAGAAGCTTCCCTTCCAGATAAAGAAGTGAAAGCTTGGCTAGACGACATCAAGAAGATGATGTATGCTTTCGAGAACAAAGAGCCTGATATGAGTTTGTATGATTTTAAGCTCACGATGGTGCCAGTTCCGGGTGGTGTTGCTAAAGAAGGAATGAGTGTTCCATACACAATCGAGTGTGATAATCTGGAAGAGAAAGCTAGATATTATGCTGATTGTCATGAACATGAGAGACTGGTGCAAGAGGGGCTTGATCTGCTGGCACTTCGCTGGAAGTCTCTTTGGTGGTAAATTAATTTAATAGGAGAATAATATGGACCGTTTGACTTACCTTGAAGAACATCATCAAATCACAGAGAGTATGATTGGCTTGATGTCGATTCAAGAAGATATTGCTGGTGTACATAAGGTGTTGGCTGTATGGAAGCCTAAACTACAGAAAGTAATTGTAGAGCGTACTAAAACTGTTTGTCTTGAGCAGGGTGTACCTTGTGAGGATATTAAACATATATTTTCTTTTGGAGAGGAAGAATAATGACCATCATCTGGCTAATCGGGGCACTATTCACAATGGCCATTCTCGACACAGGATTCTGGAAGTCGCTGGGGTGCTTATTTACGTGGCCTATAGATTTGGGAAATCATTTGAGGAATAAAGAGAAGTGAATAAATTTAAAAGTCCATCTAATACCCGTGTTCTTGAAGATTGCTGTTGTAAGGATTGTGGTGCAATGGTAATCGAACAACTTAACAATACACAGCTTGCTAGATTTGAGCATGATCCTTGGATTTTGTATTGTGCAAATATTGAGTGTGGTCACCACATCGGCGACGGATACTTTCAAACTGACCTAGATTGGATTGAATCATAATGACGTACGTCCTATCATGGTTTCTATGCGCTATTTGCAGCTATTTGTTGGGTAAATCCTACATAGAAAACCTCTTCCGCCCCTTCGGAGGGCTACCATCAGTCTGTAGAAAGATCTGGCTGGAAGACCTTGAAAACTCCTATGAAGAAAAACTTGCCCTGGAAGATGTCCCAGATGGATTCATTGCAGCAATCCTATGGACACTGTTGCTGATTGCTTGTATGATCATATGGCCGATTGTAATCATCTGGCTTGTGTATAATATGATTGTTAAACCAGATATGACTGAATTTGAGGAGATGTTTAAGTGAATGAATTTTATAAGTGGTTTGAAGAAGTGCTGGAAATATCAAAGATGTGGTGGGTGCTGAGTTTGGTCGTATGTGCTGTTGATGCTCTTTGTGCCTACATCAAATTTGGTACTTTGGCTGCCGCTGTGGTGTCTTTCAGTCAGTCGGCGTTACTTTTGTTTATCCTCGGCCCATTGATCATGGGTACATTAGTTTACATGATCAAACAAAGGGGTTAATATGAAAATCCGTATCTGCCAAATGACCTACTCCACAAAGAAACCTTTCCGTGTATTCTACGGAAAAGAAAAGCTTGCAGAATTCTCTACAAAACAAAACGCAGAGGAATTTGCTAGCATGTATTTCGTTCCTCCGTATACGAGTCAAACTAATAGGTGGTATGATTGATGAAAGTATGCTGCGGAAACGGTAAGCCTTATGATATCCTCACAGATATTGAAAAGTTAGGGTGTAATCATGATCACTGTACAGGACCAACCAACATAGAGCAAAGGAAAACCAACTATGATTCTGTAGACACATTACGTCTTGAGGGTTTTGGTATGGAAGAGATTGACCACTGGAAAACTTGGATCATTACAGAAATTAAAGAGGGCGGTGTACAAAGCTACAAAGAATGGTACGATAGGATGTTACTACGGACAAACGGTAATCTACATCCTGATTTTATCAAAGCACACAATAAGCTATTTGGAGAAAATGAATGACTGATACAACATTATTCGAAGCTGTTATTACACAAGCAATTGCTACACAAACTAGCGTGGATACGTTGGCAGGCTCTATTTACACTGCTGATCCAACAGAGATTGGCTTTGAAACAGAATTTGACGCTATTGCCACTACAATTGAGAGTGTAAAGGCTTGGGCTACACAAAAGATCCTAGAAGCTAATCAAGAGGCTGTTATGACAGGATTTATGGCAGAACTTAAAGTAGTGTTTGATAAGTATGCTGCACAGATGGAGGTGGGAAGTAGCGAATCGGGTTATGGTATGAACTGGGGCGGCAGTGAGATGGTTGGTGTGAAGTTTACTGCTACTCTTGATGGTGTAACTTCAACTAAGGAGATTAATAAGGCTGTTATTGTAGGAGCTGATCTGGTATGAGTGAAAAACTCGGTAAGATTCAATATGAACTCGACCTAGACGCTATGGATGCCATCCTCGGCTATGGAACATCTCACGAATGTGCTAATTATCTATCGAGCTTGTTTGACAAAGCATTACAGAAAAAGAAAGATGAGGAAAAGAGATGAAGCCACAGGAGCTGAGTAAACTAAAAGCCCTCGACCCTAGTGGATGCTACGGGTCTTTGCAACAAGTATTAATGGACCCTAACATTAATCAAATAGGCTATGCTGAAGCGTTGTATCATGTGTTGGCTAAATGCATTGAAGAGAAAGCTTATTTGGAGAGGGTTAATAGGGCTATGACTAATGTGTTGCAGTCAAAGGGTTTACATAGTGAATTGAATAAGTGTCTTGAATTGGAGGAGAAGCTGTGACAATAACAGACCAACAAAAGAAGGCTATCTATGCAGCCTATGTAGAGTGGTCTAATCAGGTCTTTGATGACCTTGAGGATAAAAGTGTGATTACGGCTGAAGAGTTGGTTTATAAAGTACTTGAATTAGTGGAGGAAATTCAATGATTTCTTATCTAGACTATTTAGCAAGTCTACCTCAAGTTTCCAGAGGAATTTATGGTTATGATGAGAATGATAAACCTAATGACCATTGTGTTTGGTCAATGGTTGGATATAGCATTCTAAAAATGGCATGGGTTGAAACTGACGAGCATTTACGGCAAAGAATTAAGGAGCTAACAAATGAGAAAGTCTAATATGGAAGTAAGTGTTTCGTTCCTTGCTGGAACATCTATTGAGGATGCTTGTACAGAAGCTAGACGGTTTGCTATAACTAATAACTTAGCTTACGTGAAGTTTGATTTTAATGGGATTAAGTGTAGTATTTCTCAAAAATGCTCTGTGGAAAAGGCTGCTAAGAAATTTCTAGAGGCACTTAAGATGGACAGCAAGACAAAATATGTGGTTGAGTGAAATAGTTCTTGCAAATGATCTAGTAGTGTGCGATTGTGTCGTTGTGGTAGAAAGCAAAGTGGTTGTGAAAGGTGCAAAGGGTGTTGTGAAAACTACTTAATTGATAGAAGGAAATAAATGTATGGGCGCGGCCAAGAGAAGTTTCGTAGTAGATATTGAGGGCGTCGAGGTATTGGTTCCAAGGAAGCGCACTCGTGCGGACAAGAAGCCAGTTCAATCCCTGCGTAATGATGAATGTGTAGGCATGAAAACTTTTAATCCAAGTTTTTGGCAAAAGGAGGCTCTTGAGGTAATCGAAAATCACGATATCACTTTTATTGATTCGTATGCGGGATCAGGTAAAACTTCTATTGCCTTGTACTATGCTTGCCAAGAGTATTTGGCTGATGTAAATAAACAGATTTACTTTGTACGTACCCCAGCAGAAATGGGTATGGACCGTATCGGATTTCTTCCGGGAGCCGCCACCATTGATGAGAAACTTGGTGTACACTTCGAATCGACTAAATTCCTTCTGACAGAGTTCATTGGTAAAGGTAAGTTTGAGGCTGATCTGGGTAAACGCATTCATTTTGCAATTCCAAATTTTGCACTTGGGCACACCCGAACCGAAACTATTTACGTTTTGGATGAGTGTCAACTGTTATCTCCACTAATCTTGAAGCTATTGCTTGAACGTATCGGCCACGGCACTAAAACAATTGTATTGGGGTCTAGTGGGCAACTTTACACTGATGATCGAGGTGGTCGAAATGCACTTCGTGATGCAATGGGTCGATTCTTTACTGAAGATATGCAGAAGAAGTATGAAGGTATTGGTTATTACAAGTTTCCAATTGAGTCAATCATGCGGGCAGACATTGTGAAAGATGTAATTCGGGCTTACGATAACGACTAAGGAGATAATATGGGAGTTCTTAGCGAACTCCCGTTGGATAAGAAGTTCGGTAAACTACAAATTGTTAGAGAGGTAGAGCCGAGTAGACGTTCTAACGGGAAAATGAAACGGTTGGTTGAAGTATCCTGCGAATGTGGAGGAGAGTTGACAGTAAAATCACTTACAGATGTCAAATCTGGTAAAACTAAAACATGTGGCTTGTGTCCAAAAGACAAGCCTACAGTAGACCTTACTGGGAAAAGGACAGGCAAGCTTACTGTAATTGAGATGACAGACAAAAGGAATTCCAGACAAGAAAGAATTTGGACCTGTCTCTGCGATTGTGGTAACACTGTTGAAGTTGATGGGCTGCGATTGAGAAATGATAGAAAGAGGAATTGTGGTATTTGTTCCTCACCTCTTGGAGCAGCCTCTCTTGGTGAAACTTTCACAAACTCTGAAGGCTATGAAGCTGAAATTGTTGGGTTTAGTGGGAAAAACTACTTACTAAAAATCAGAGATAAACATGAAGCCGTGATTGAGGTTAACTCGGGAAATGCTAAACGTGGTAATTTCTGCAATCCTTACCACCCATCTGTTGCAGGGGTTGGGTACTTCGGCATAGGAAAGTTCATTGCAAAAGTAGATGGTCAGCACACAACAGAATATGCGGATTGGAACAGTATGTTGAAACGTTGCTACGTATCAAAAGAGGCAAAAACATCCTATAAAGACAAAGAGGTTTCTGAGGGTTGGAAATGTTTCCAGGATTTTGCTGAGTGGGCTACAACACAACCTAATTTTGGAAATACGGGCTGGGATTTGGAAAAAGATTTGCTAGTAAAAGGGAATAAGATTTACGGACCCGATACCTGTGTCTACCTACCAAGGGAAATTAACAGCTTTATCAAAAGAAAGAGGGTTAATGATTTACCGCTTGGTGTTGATATTGCTTACAAATACAATGGGACACCCTACTACCGAGTGCAGGGAAGGGAGGATGGTAAGAATATTGTATTAGGTAAATTTTATAATGTCGAAGAAGCTTTCAATGCTTATAAAGTTCACAAAGAATATCTAGCAAAGAAATTAGCTGAAAAATGGAAATCTGAGATTCCAGATGTTGCTTACCGAGCACTTATGAATTATACTGTTGAAATTACTGACTGAGGAAGATATATGAAACACGAAGAACTAATGCTGTTGCCACAGAAATCCCGAATCTCTTCTAGTCACAATGGTGGTATGACTCACGTTATCCGAATTCATGAGGATATCTCTGAACCAAGTAATTGGAGCGATGAACTTGATTTGATTAATAGCTGTTCTGAGCAAGATACCGTGGTACTTGACGTATGCTCTCCGGGCGGATATCTTGATACAGCAATGCTTTTTCATCGGTCATTGAATAGTTGTGCTGCCCACACAATTGCAATTATTGGCCCTGAGTGTGCAAGTGCTGCCAGCGTCATTAGTCTGAGCTGTCGGGAATGGATTCTTGATGATACTTCTAGCCTAATGATTCACACATCAAGTTATTCGCTAGGAGGCAAGGACACGGATATTTTGGAACACGCTAACTTTAGCCGAAACCAGTTGAAACGTCTTTATGAGAAAGTGTATTCCGGCTTCCTCAGTCCCGAAGACCTTAGCGACGTCATAAAAGGAACACCGTTTTATTTTGATGCTGAAAATATTGCTGATCGCTTGGATGCTTTGCAAGAATATCGTGCAAGTCTTCCTTGCCCGTGCGGATCACCAGAATGTGGTCAGAATAATGGTGAAGAAATGGAAGAAGATGACTTCCCAGAATTCAACTTAGAAGAACTTGTAGAGAAAGCTGTCCAAGCTGGTGTAACCAAAGCTCTTGCTGCAAGGGATGCTAAGGAACGTAAAACTTTGAAACTTGAGTTAGCTGAGGAAAAGAAAGGCTCATTGCATCTTCGTGTATTCCCAAACTGGCACTTGGCTAAATACGACATTGAAGGGCATCGAGAGGCTGGAGAACTTGATGGGAGTAAAATCACAAAATTTAATGTGAAGCAATCAAAAGCCACACTTGAAAATGGGGACTATGTTATCTGGATGGTTAGTAATCCAAAAGATACTGATAAATTCCAAGGTCTTCGGCCTGTGACTGCTTTCCTACATGATGGTGTGGATGAGGTTTCACGAGAATACATCTCAACGCGTATTCTTTCAAAATAACACTGGACAAACCCCCGTGCCTGACCTAGAATACGTTCTACAAAGGCACAATTAAACAAATTGATAGGAGAGAATTATGAAAATTAGTGAATTGATTGAACAACTTCGAAGCATTCAGGCGAATGTTGGTGATGTTACAGTTATCAGCTCTATAGATAGTGAAGGAAATGGCTACAATGAAGTACAAGGGGTTGACTTTGTTTACCATGCAGATGACTACGTATTTGATACGTTGAAAGAGGCTGAAGAATATGACTTCGGTTTTGAAGACGTTATTCCACGAGCTTTGGTGTATGTTTAATGAAAAATATCTTCGACCAACTATACGAAGTCCCAGACGTGGACGACCATCCAGACCCATGCTTTGATGTTGACCCACAAGCCTATTTAGAATATGATTTAGTTTCTAATTGTATCGACCAAGGAGAAATGTAATGGTGGTTTATTTAGTAATTGAATCTGACTTTGGCACTCCACGGGTAATTGGTGTTGTAGAAAGTTTAGATAAAGCTCGTGTAGTTCAAGCTGAAAAAGAGTTGCAAAACAATAAAGATTGGATTAAGTATCGTACCGAGGAGTGGGATGTAGAATGAATTACGAAAGCGATGTAATCGAAACACTAGAAAGTTCGCTAGACATTTGGCTGACAGCAGACCGACAAGACGCCACTGAGACGTTCGGGGAGGATATGGTAGCAGCAGTTGTAGAGGCACTTGATTATGAGTGATTCATCCTACGACATCTTCTTGGACCACGAGATTTACCGATATTACTCCAAAGACGAAGATAGCCAAGAACAAGATTGGGATGACTATGAACCAAACCCCTATCCAGATGAGGATTAATGATGGAGGAGCCTTTTGGTCCGCTGTGTGGTAAGATTAAGAAAATTAGTCCTCACATCCCGTATTACTTAGCCGAAGGGAATACGGTAGTAAGGAAATGGACAGAAGCCTTTGTTGACAGGTTAGGTAACAAAGCAACTCTTACAAAGATTGAGTATAAAACAAAACCCAAGAAGGGTAAGAAAGAAAAGATTATTGAAGCGGTTATTCAAGTTCGATGGGAGTAAGGTATGACAGTTGAAAAGAAAGCAAAAGACCCTAAAGTGACTATCGTAGATTACCAGACATTCACAGACTACCTATTCATCCCACCATCGACCTTCTATATACAGAATGCTATGGGAGAATATTGGTTTGTGCACACGGCTTCACGAGTTGTTGCACAAGAATATGTAGACTCTGTGTATGGGAAAGGTCATTATACAGTAGTTGCCAGCAAGTTGCAGAAGACAGTAAGTAAATCTGAGAGCGGTGAATTGAGTTGCAGAGGCACAGCAACGAGGAAGAAATAGGAGAAAGTAATGCAAAAATATGTGCTAGGTTTTATGTTTGACAAGAAAGCTGATAAAGTAGCCCTTATTCAGAAGATCAAACCAAAGTGGCAAGAGGGGTTGTATAACGGTGTCGGTGGAAAAATCGAAGAACATGATTTGAATTCTCATGCAGCCATGGTTAGAGAGTTTTTTGAAGAGACAGGGGTATTAGCACAAACTTGGTACAGCCTACTAACTATGCAAGAAGAGAATGTATTCAGTGTTGATGTATATTATACATTCTCAGACTGTGTTGAACTAGTAAGAACTATGGAAAAGGAAGTTGTTAAAGTTTTTGATTTGAAAGAAGATTGGGAATTTATCCGTTCAAAGTCTATTTCAAATGTACCCTGGCTGATTATGGCTTGTCTTGACGCAGACTCAGAAAATGGGCGGTTGAAAATAACTGCTGAGTACCGATAGGCATGAAACAAAAAGAATATAACACTTACTTTGACTTTGCTTGCCGAGTTGCACTCAACTCTTATGCGGAACGTAAGAAAGTGGGGAGCTGTCTAATAACACCTGATGAAGTACTTCTAATCGGATGGAACGGTAGCCCAAGTAATTTCGATAACAAGTGTGAAGATGACCAAGGGAACACTTTTAGTCACATTTTGCACTCTGAGTCTAATGCGATTATGAAGGCTACAAAAGCTGGTATCAGTCTTAAAGGAAGTACAATCTTCACAACGTTGAGCCCATGCCAATCTTGTTCAAATTTGATTGTACAGGCAGGTATTACTAAGGTAGTATATGGAGAAGTTTACAGGGATACATCACCACTGGAATTTCTCAAAAAATGTAACGTAGAAGTTGAACAATTTAAAGGAGAACAAAATGTACACCAAAGCTAGCAAGTGGGACCCAGAGCAAATTATCGAAACAAAGAAACTCCAGCTATTCGCCCTTGACGAATTCATGTCAGCCCTAGGTTATAGCCGAACTACATGGGCAAATGGTCACGTCACATATGAGAGTGGTGACTATAAGAATCGTGGACGGGAAGTAGTCTCGTTCTTAAAGGCGACAGAGTTGTATAACGGGAACTCTATCAAATGTATCTTTGGGCGACCTCCAAGCAAACTGTCCTTGTGGAGCTGGGATGATTACACTGTAGCTAAGGCTAAAGCTGCTCGACCACTTAAAAGTATTAAGCTGCAACTGTGCAAAAAGACCCGGCAGATTATTGTACAAGATCATCGGGTAGAATTTACTCTTCACAGCTATGCTAAGTTGTTTCTCAACAATAAGTATATTGGGTGACTTATGAATAGATCAATAATCTACGTCTGGTCATCAGGATTCTGGATTTATGGAGTTGACTATCATCACGGTACACATTCAGCTTTGGGTGAATATAAAGAAGTAGTGATCGGTGAAGGGTGGCACAGACAAGAAGTCACTTTGATGGTGAATGACTTCGTTGAAGAAAATCTATGGATATGGGCAGATTGATTAGTATTTATAAGGTTCTTAGGCATTGTGCTTGAGGGCCTTTTGTTTTATCATAACCTTACTAATTTAAAGGGGGTTTTATGGATCTGTTAGATAAAGCAATTTGTTTCTGTAGGGCTGCACATTGTGCGGTAGGTCAGAGAAGAAAATATACTGGCGAGGATTACTACTATCACCCAGAAGAAGTAGCCCTGTTGGTTTACGAAACTTTAGGTGAGAACTGTACACAAGAGATTATTGCTGCGGCACTTTGTCACGACTTGTGCGAGGATACGAATATCACTCTGGAGTTTATTAAGTTGAACCTTAGTGATGAAGTTGCTGTCCTTGTAGAAATGCTCACAGATGTATCTAAACCTGAAGACGGTAATCGTGCAAAACGTAAAGAAATTGATCGTCAACATACAGCACAGGCATCACCAGCAGCTAAAACAATCAAACTCGCAGACCTTATCTCTAACAGTAGATCAATCGTTGAACATGACAAAGATTGTGCAAAGGTTTACATCAAGGAAAAAGAGTTGCTGTTAGAAGTGCTAACTGAAGGTGATCCCACTCTGTATGCACAAGCTAAGGATATTGTAGAAAAAGCTAAGAAGGAGTTAGGAATTGACTAAGAAACAACTACAACGACAACTTCAATTAATCCACAAAGATCTAACCCGCGTGGAAACACGAATGAATAAAATTTCAGATAAACTTGGAATTGGTGAGAATCATGAATTCCTAGAACGTACGATTTACGAAGTAGAAGAATTATTGAAAATGTTTGAGGAGAAGGAAAATGTTCTTACAGAGGTTTGAAAAGAATACACAAGGTAAAGATTACTGCGTAGGCGACATCCATGGTTGCTTTAGTAAACTCCAAGAACAACTTTATGTCATCGACTTTAATGAGAAGCTGGACCGACTGTTCAGCGTAGGTGATTTGGTTGATCGTGGCCCTGAATCACAAGAGTTTTGGGATTGGTTACGCAAGCCTTGGTTCCATGCTGTACGGGGCAATCATGAACAAATGGTTATCGACTCTGTAGAGGCTGGTAACGAGAGTAATGCTTGCGGAAATCACGCAATCAATGGCGGCATGTGGCTGTATGGACTCCCAACTGTTGAACAGCAATGTTATGCACTAGAAATGAAAGAGATGCCTCTAGCTATTGAAGTAGAAACAGATAAAGGTTTGGTAGGAATCATCCATGCCGAATGCCCACTAGGTTATTGGAATCTTTTTAAATCAATGTATGAAAGTAATAAAGACAGATTTGAAGCTGTAGCTATGTGGGCACGTACCAAAATTGAGTATAAGGATAAATCGGAAGTGGTAGGGCTGCATAAACTTTATGTTGGGCATACTCCAATGAATCAACCAGAAACACTAGGGAATGTTGAGTACATTGACACAGGAGCTTGTTTTCGTGGTGGGAAATTTACAATTGTGCAAATAAATTAGACATCATCAATGAGGTGATTAAATGAAATCTTGCTTTGCAATACTTATTCTTTCCTTTACTTTAATTGCAACAGGCTGTACCATTGCACCTAAGAAGCCTAAGTCTGTAGTTATCTCTGGTCCGGGTGAATTCTACGGAACATGGCATGACGGCATATTAGAGAAATGTACAGAGAAGGCTGCTGAAGTGACAATGGCTTTAGTGATTAAGAAGTCTAAGGAAGGGATTCAGTTTGAAGAACAAGATATCATTAACATTCATAAATATTTGACAGAGAAGTGTTCTGTTAATAGTGGTATAGTTATTTAATTGGAGAAATAAATGCTAAAGATGTATATTGCTGTGTTGGACGGTGTTCCGGACTATATGGTGCCCACCCTTGTAGCCCATAGCGTAATCAATGGGCACAGGTTGTTTGAGGATGATCCTGTATATGATGATTGGTTGTTGAATTCTTTTAAGAAGGTGGTAGTTCGTGTAAACAATAAGGAGTTTTATAAAATCAGTTCTACACTACAATGCTGGAAAGGGCATGAAAACACAACTCTTGGTGGACAGCCTAGTTGTCTTGTGGTGATGCCAGTGGATAGTGATAGTGTACCCAGTGTGTTGAAGTTTGCGAAAATGTGGAAGCCTAAGGAGAAACAGGATGAGTAATCCCAACTTTGTACCGATGAATCAAGAGCAACGAGAGCAAGTGAAACTTAAGCGGCTTGCAGATCAGCAATATGCGAGTGAACACTTGTACACTGAATACAAGGATGAGCAGTTTTGGCGAGAGCAGAGTAGTTTGTTCGGAATCCGCCTGCCAATGTGGTGGAAGCCAGCTTCAGATACGAAATATGTACGACGTGCTTGCAAGAAACTTGGTATTGATATCAAAGACTTCGTTGATAGTACGGGCTTTAGTAATATTAATCAATTTGTACAAAATAATCCTCGTTGGAGTGCATTAGCTGTGGTAGGATTGTGTATTGAGTACAAACTAGGGCTAGAATGCGAAGAAAAGTAATAAAGTTGGCGTAGTTTTAACTGTCTAAAACGTAATTAATCTTAACGGAGTCCGGTAGTGGCTCTAAGGAGTTTGCAATGCTCTTGTTCATATATTCTATCGTAACACTTTTAGTAATGTACAGCGAAGCAATCGACACATACAGAGCTAAAGCTAAATATAAACTTCTGGAGAGTGTTATCTTCTCCTTTTCATGGCCCATCAGTCTTCCGTTGGCTATCTATTCTGTTTGGAAGGAGTTAAAATGACTGCAAATCTTGAGTTGGCTAAAGAACGTGGACTATCTGAGGAAGACATCTCCAAGATTAATGAACTCCACGAAGCTCTTGAGTACTACACGGATTTGTTTATCAAAGTGCCTTGGAGTCAGAAAGCTGAAGACATTATTCACAATCTTGAGTTTACAGCCCAGCGGATTTGGAAATTTCCAGAAGATAAACGTTTCCACACATGGGCTCCACGCTATGCTTTCCTATGTAATTGGTATGGTAGGCAGTTTAAATGTCTTGACACAGGCGAGACAATCACCCTAGGGAAAGATATCTACCCTAAACAATTCATCTCCTTTGGTAAATGTGCAATTGACTTAGGGGTGTTGAACGGGTATTCTCGTAAGATTGGAAATATTCAGGAGATATTGTCCCGAGGAGACAAATAATGCTAGAAACACTTACACAACATCACAAAGAATTCATTATAATGGCTAAGGAAGTGGGGCTAGATACAACACCACTAGCTAATGCACCCTTGTCATTCAATGATGTACATGTGCAAGGAGCTTTTATGATCTGGTCAAGGGCTTATTCGATGGGTGTACGGGATGGTCAGGCTAGCGTATGGGCTCTTCAACAATGAACCACCTAAAAGTACGTACAATCAACAACAAGACAATCTTCTACACAGCATCTGATGGACAGACAGTGAAGGATATCAACAGCATCTCCTTTGAAGATGTCCCTAACACTGTATTTACAATTGTCAAGAAAGATAATGCGTGGTGGGTGCATCTTCCACAGAAAAATATGAACCTTGTTAAACTAGAAGATGCTATACTGAAGCATAATTTGATTATTTATAGGGTGAGTTAGATGTGGTACAACTACACAGGGATGTTTAATGAAAGCAGTAGAGCAATGAAAGAAACAAACGATTGTACAGTAAAAGCTTTCTCTGTAGTGTTTAATACGACCTACGAGAGAGCCCATGCACATCTGAAGAATCATTGCGGTAGACGGAACAGAAAAGGTCTTCGAAGCATAGATGTTCTTGCCCCTAGCTTGAAGAAAACTAAACACAAAGTTGGTCCTTACTCTAGGGAAAATAGGATTACATTGAAAAACTTTATAGATAAACACAGTGAAGGTAGATTCTATGTCTGTGTTAGGGGCCATGCCCTAGCTGTTGTTGATGGGGTGATTTATGACTATAAAGAAGGCTTGCGTAGGCAAGTTACGTGGGCTATGAGAGTTTATTTGGAGGATTGACTATGACAGCTAAAGCGCCAACACCGATGCCTGAGAATATTCAAAGATCAAAAGCTCCAAGTGCACCACCTAAACCACCACTAATGCGTGTAGGTTGTAACGGTAATCCGTGCTCTCTGTGTGGGAGTGGTATGAAGCCTAATTGGCTATTGTTTAAATCAAAGGGTTGCTATCAGTCTGAATGTGAGAATTATTGGAGGAAAACAAATGAACCAAACAATTGAAGAACGTATGCAGTCCATAGAAGACCAACTGAAAGAAATTAGAAAAGAGTTGGAAGAATCTCTTGCACGATATAAACAGATCCACTATCCTTTTACAGACTACACTTGGCCTACACCCTACCCGAAGGGATTGGAGACTAAATGTCTATGGGATACCGTCCCTATAGAAGATCGTATGAAGCCTCTGGGGCTAAGTTGCCCTTGTAGGAAGTGTACGGCGTATTGCTGAGGATGACAAATCATGAACATCATACAATTCCCAACACCTGTACGAAAGACTTCATCAATCTGTATAGAAATACAGACAACAATCCTTGAAGATGATAGTATCTGGTACAGGCTTACGGATATCAAGACTGGTGGTTGGGGTGAATGGATTAAATTGGAGGAAGAGGCTAATGACTAACATCCCAGAAGAACGCTGCTCATGTAATGCACGCCTTAAGCACAAGTGTAGTAAAGAGTCTACAGTTGGTGGTGGGAAGATGTGTTTGAAACCAGAGGACAGCTTGTTTGTTAACTTCAGGGAAACACTTAATGGTGGCTTCTGTGCTGATATTGATTATGAGTCAGAGGCTTGGCAGAGAGCTATTGACGAATGGTCTGAGTTTAAGATTGAGGAGGGGAAATGAATTACGAGAAGTTTGAATTACCAGTTGAATACACAAGTCTAACATATCTGCACACGAAGCTTGGTGATATTGAAACAATTGAATGCATGTGTTCTATCTGGAATAAGATTAACACAGGGAATACTCTGAGAGTAAAGAGCGTTGAGGATATGACGGGTACTGTTACATTGACAGGTGTTTGTAAAGACCCTGGACTGGCTGTCAAGATTTGCAAGTGGCTGGTTACGACTATGGTGTCAGTACGGTATGAGAAAACTATTGTTAAGATGGAGTTTGAATGGTGAAAAGTAACGGCTGCAATGAAGATGGTTGGGATTTGTTTGAAGAGCAGACTCGACAAGAGTTTGAATATTACGCTGTTCGTAGAGGTTATTCAGTGGTGAGGGATGCTGAGTATAGTTTCTTTTATGCTGATAGTCGTACAAATGAGGCTTGGGAGATGTACCATCAAGGTCATGTTAGTGGGAGGGTTTGGAGTGAATGACTTTAACACTTGGTACGAAGTTGCAGAATATCTTCTATCCAACAAATGGAATTCTGTAGACGTAGATAGCACTTGGTCCTTTACAGAAGAGAAGAGTTGGAGTAAGGTGTATCCGCCTGAAGATAAGGATGACTACGAGCACTATAAGAATATTGGAGATGCAATTGAAGAGATGATGTATTTCTGTGATGGTAATATTGGGAGTATTAGTAAAGAATGAATCTTAAACCAGAAGACTTAGAAATCAGTACATACCCACCCTATAAAACTTGAGGGCAACATGTAGGACTTACACACAGTGGTGTGCTTATTGTTCATCAGCCTACAGGACTAGGTGTTGTGTCTATTAGTGAGAGAAGCCAGTATAGGAATCGTGAGAGGGCTTTAGTTATGTTGGAAATATTGGTTGAGTTGGAGAGCACTGATGAGTGAAGACTGCAAATACTGTGGGACAATGATGTGGTTACTAGATTCTGAGGGGTTATGTCCAGCATGTAATGAACTTGGATTTGATGAAGAAGGCGAACCTATCTATGAGGAGGAAGAGTGATGTATGAACAACAACAAAGCTATGCTGATATGTTTCAGATGGCAATGCAAGAATTAAAGAAACAAACAGATTTGTACTTTGAATTTAAGAAGAAAGAGTTTGATAAACACATAGAGGAGACTTATGGCAAGACTACCAAAGAAGACGGACAATGAGATTGTAGCTGAATGGCTTATTGAACACCGTTGGAAAGAAACCCTAAACTCAGATACTAAACAGAAAATGCCAGCTTTCGTGGAGGAAGCTGTGTGGGCTGCTGTTTATATTGTTGCTGGGACTTCCAACGGTAAAGTTAATATCAGTCCTAAGCTTGTGTTCAAATGTCTGATGCTAGATCCAATTACTTCTCAAAGTGTTAAGACGAGGGAGGTTGGATATGCAATGGGGGATAGTACAGCACGAAGACTTGCACAAACAACTAGGTTTGCACTCAAAGGGATACAAGGGCGAATAGAAGCCTACCAACAACAGATACCGGAAGAGATTATGAGGATTAAAGAGATGGAACGTAACTTCATTACTGCCTACTACACTGGATTTCAAAGCCCATTGTTTTCTAAACCCCTGACTGCTGTACCAGATGAAATATTGCAGCTCAGGTTAGATGGGAAATATCTAGAATATGGTGAAGCTGTAAGAGACTTCAGAATTAATTAATTACGCTCGGAGTATAATAAGGATTTGTATGGCTAACTTGGAAGACTTGTTAAATGGAGAAACCCTACAGTATGATGGATTTGAAGGAACACAATATGGGGATTTAACTGTTATTGGTTGGAACGGGAAGTATCAGAATGATAAGAAGTATATTGTAACATGTGCAATCTGTAAAGAAGATCCTGAACTTTTCGGTGATGGCTTGTTTGCAATTAGTAAGGGGCATCTCAGTAGAGGTTGTATTCCTTGTGGGTGTACAGATAAATGTAATTGGACTGAAGATCAATACAAAGTAAGGGTTAAGAGAGCTTGTGATGAAGTGAGTTTAATTTTCAAAGGTTGGGCTAATGACTTCACAACTGCCAATAAAACACTTGTTGATGCTGACTGTGTTGAACACGGCAAAATAGGAAAGACCAGTATTAGCTTTGTTCTTGATAGTAAGTTTGTAAAGAGTTGTAGAGGTTGCTTTGCAATCAGGATGGGAGACTTTAAACGTAAGGATGATTCAGTAATGATCAAAATGTTTATGGATACAGGATGCTACTCTGAAGGTACAGTATTTACTAGGAGTGGAAGGGTTGATAAACACGGACACAAGAAGTATTGGTACATGGATTGTCCTGACTGCGGTGAATCAGGTGAAGGTAATCTCGTAGGTTTATATAAAGGTACTAGGTCTTGTGCATGTAGTGGTAACAGACAACAAGAGACTTATATTAATCTAGTTATGGATAAGGAAGATGTAATTGCTATTAAGTTTGGTATTGCAAACCTATCTACTGAAAGAATTAAACGTCAGAATCAGTTATCAATATACAAGGTCATAAACTATGGTGTGTGGACTTACCCAACAGTTAAAGACTGTAGAGCTGCTGAAAGATATTGTCTGAACAACTTAACTACGAAGGTAATTAGTAAAGAGGAAATGCCTGACGGATACACTGAAACCACATTCCCCTCCAATTTAGACCTTGTAATAGCTATTTTTGAGGAGCATGGTGGAGTGAGAAATATCTAAACCCCCGTAAAACTGAGAGGACTTGCTTGTATAAGGGGCCTCTTTTTATTTGCCTAAATATCTTTGTAAGCCTTGAATTTACTGGATCTATAGATGAGCTGCTTAATGCTCAGAGGACCGCCCGACCAACGGTATGACACAATCGAGAAATATGGCACGATAATTGATTAGCAACATCTGTGCTATGTCCACCCACTACCACTAACAAACATATTATCCTTGACATACTTAGCCAGACATGTTGAGAGATACTTTGTGCACTAACTGTGCGTTCAATTTGTGATTATGTTAAGTAGCTAATTACAACCACTTAGGAGGCACTCATAGGCTAAGCTTTATGTCAACCATAATAAGACACACTCATTCATCACCTACCACACCCGTAACCATCTTGTCAAGAACATGTATTAGCCTACATGTACAGGGCCATATGGTGTAGTTGAGATGTATTGTCAAGGGATTATTGGGCGATAATGTGTGTAAAGAAATCGTTACGGTGTGGGAAGTGAGAGCGCATCACTAACAAGCTTAACATTACAGTGTATTTGATCGACCCTAGTAGGCACTACAAAGTAGTCAAAAAGACTCTACCAGAGTAGTCATTAGGACTATGTGGGATAAGGTTTTGAGAGAAGTGAACGAGAACGACAAAGTGCTTACTTAAATAGTCAATAGGAATGTTCAACACATAATAAAGCCCCTTCAAATGAAGGGGCTAGAATAACCTGCTAGGATAATTATTTATGCATTAATGCATATCTTATTTATTATCTTGAAAGTAGCCTAGACAGTTTTATGAGTAACACCAATCATCTGCTCTTCCACTACCCTAACCCTTGTCTTCCTCTTACACAATGTCTCCAAATCATAACTCTTCTTATTCTTCTTGATAATAACACATTTCTGTCTATGAAATTGAGACAATACATCATTGATACGAACAATCTGTTTTTCTTTATACATAACTATATTCCTAATCTGTTACAGACATTCAAACTTCACAGGCGAGTATGGGACATAGTCACCACTCATCATTGTAAATTGCTCATACAAGCCAGCCATAGACACATCTTGCCAAAGGATAAGCCCATTTACAAAGAACGGGGAGATGATGTTGATTTTGTTTAAGGAAGTCATGTTATTCTCCTAAGTTTTTCTGTTTTGTTAGAAGAATTATAGAGCTTATCTAGGATGTGTGCAAGAAGAATTTAAAAGAAATTGAATAAATTTAGATAATGACAAAGCCCCGGTTAAAGGGCTTGATTTCAGAACTAGTCCTATTCGACGACTGGATATGGACCCATCACAGAATCAGGATGGACATTGTTACTAGCCGCCACATCCGCTAAGGTCCAGTCTTCTGGATACTCAGTAGCGATTGAAGAACCATCTTCAAAGAACACATAGAATTTATTGTAGGTCATTTCGTCTTGCTCCGTTGTTCGTTTCAGTAAGGGTAGAATACCAATACAGGATGCTTGTGTCTACTACCGTTCGTCAGCTATTCAACGTAGGACATTATTCCACATAGTAGCAATCGCTTTCCCTATACCCCTGCACGCCCATCCACTGCTGTTCAATGGCTGCACATTGTTCGAATGCTAATGTTTCTTCTTGCTCTGTTGATACAGTCCAAGATGCTGGCTGATACTCATCACATTGGCTAGGAGATGTGCAGATAAGGATGTACAGAGCTAGTGTGTACATTACACTGCCTCCAGACGACGTGTACCAAAACGATAAGCACCGTAAGCATTATCCCGACGATCTACACTACGACGTGCTGCTGTCAAAGACATTGGTTTACTTACGATAGCACCAGTATGACGGTCTATGACAACGTATTTGGCTGTGGTGGTTTGATTGGTCATGGCCTTGTTCCTGTGTTTGTCTTTGATGTAATCAATATAACACTCCCTCACACATAAGCAAGGGCTTTTGGAGAATTCTTTTTACATCCCCACCATGGCAAGACGGATGTTAGTCTTAGTATACTTGACACCATCTGGAGTCTGTGCACAACCATCTTCAATCAAAGCCTGAGTCATTTTCTCTGCTGCTACTTCACGATGACCGTAGTCTTCAATGTAGTTTTTAGCCATGTTGTACAAACCTTGATCGTTGTTAATCCACAGACTTACGTTCCAAGCGTTGTAATTCTTGTGACCGTTGTAGGATTTGTTAGTCATGATATTGCCCTCCAGGGCTTTCTCTCTTCTGTCTTGTGGGTTGCTTTTGCTTCCCTCTTGAGACAATTATAGGGATAACCAAGACACAGGTCAACAAGAGATTTGAAGATTGTTCATTGAATGTTTCTATCTACGGCTAATCTGTAATAGGTCGTTCTAGCTTACGAATCACCCAATCTTCAACATTCAAAGCATAATCACCAGAAGTCGTAAGACGTACCATACACTCTTCACAGACATTCTTATACTCATCATCTAAGTCAAGTGTCCACTCAAGGTGTTCTGAACAGAAGTACTTGTCACAGCTATGTTCATCTTCGCCATGCATACCACCACAAGCATAAGACAAACCTCTGTCAATAACTTTGTTACAGCCTTCATGGTCACACACTGCTTCATGTGCATAACCAATCAGTCTACCTTGTCTATCTGTACCACAGTGTGACCAGCTCATGTTAATCTCCTTTTCCCAAGCCATCATAATGATAGCTCTCTACCCCTGCCCTCTTGCTCCAAATGTCTTCAGCCCCATATTCAGACAATGTGTTCTCGATTGTGTCCCATGAACTAAAAGCACTATTCAACTTATAAAGTTTATTGTTCTTCTTGTTGAGCTTATAGTTTGCAGTAGGTTCAACAAAACGAAAAGGTGATTCTTGTACAAACCACACGGTGTTGTCTTCCACATACGTGCATTCAAGCTTAATGTGCTCATAGTAATCTTTCTGTAGCTTGTAATAGGAACCTTCAAAGAAGTTCATATTTATTCGCCTTTAGATTTCTTCTTGTATCCCATACTTCTTAGTGGCTTCTTGACAATCGAGCCAACCGTCTTTGTAATCCAAGGTGTATGACCATTCGCCCTTGAAGTCAGGCTTAATGCCGTAGATGTAGTCGTTCCACCCCTGATCATAGAAGGAAGTGTTAGAGCGTTTTACTTGTGCTTGTGCGCCTTGCATTGGTTGATGCATTTCATTCTCCATATCATAAATTCATAACGCTATCAACAGCAATGATAGTGTGTGGAATTGTTGTTAGCAAGCTTCCAAATAAATAGAACACATTCCTTTACAAACACATTGAAGCTTACACATAAGTCTTGTCGCCTCCTCCACTCCACAAGTTAGACATTTGATATCTTTAGAATCATCTGCATATTGTGTTACAAGATGGAATGTGATGCGCATGGTGGGATGCTCCAAAGGATGTATCAACTGTTAATCAAACAACTTGATTATAGACTTTTTGAAATCGTTGAGTTCAATGGGGAAGCCATCAAACTCAACCAACATAGCATTAATAAGGTTTGTAATCACTTCTTCAGTGAAGGCTGTATCTGAGCGATCCTCATCAATTGATGTGATCAAGTCATGGGCTTGCTGATATGACAGGCCACGTGCGATGTCATCTAGTGGAATTTGTGTAGTGATACTAATAGTGTTCATGTATTTCTCCGCTCTGGTTTGTTTGTGTAATTTAAATTCTAGACTGATATCATAGGGCTGTCAAGGGATTATTTACAGATTTTGTTAGCATCATCAGCACTCACTGTCTTGACAGCCTCCAAGACACAGCGATTCCGACTACTCTGTTCTGTGATGATAGCCGCAAAACACAAAATGATAATTGTAACTACCAGCACACTCAAACCAATACCAACTTTGAAATGACTTTCCATCACTCACCCTCCCAGGAACGTTTTACCTGCCGTTGTTGTTTATAGCTTTGTTTGCTATAGCGCTTATTATCTTGTTCGTGTTCTGATGTGTGTTTAGAACGTTTGTTGAATTTCTGGAATGTACTGCTATCACAGATAGTCATTGTTGTGTAGGTGTTCATTTGGTTTGTTCCTTCAACTCGTAAGCATTATATTTGTGTACCAAGAATCCGTTGTGCAGTTTGTAGTAGTTCATATTGTGGTCGGTGACATTTTGAAGAACAGTACCATCGCCACAAGCTTGCAAGAATTGTAGGTTTTCTTTAGTGTACATACCAAAGCTGAAATTATCACCCATTGCGCAAGACGATTTAAGTTTAATGATCATTTCCATTCTCCATTAACTTGTGTATTCCAAGCGCCATCTTGTTTAAACAACTTGAATGACACATATCCTTGTGAGATAAGCCCCTCGATTGTGAGTATGGCTGCGGTTAGGGATGTATGCATAAATGACTTGTGGGTTGTGGTCATTGTTGTTCTTCCAGAAGTTGACGTGCACAAGATACAAACAAAGGTTCTGAATAAGGAATGAACCCTCCTTCATCATCAGCCCACTTCTTACCACAGGAACAGATAGTCCAAATAGCTCCACCTCTGTGAAGGTCTTCCTCTTCGTGAGTACAAGTGTTACGATCATAGCTATTCAACATGTCTTTCAAGGACGCTTTGAGTAGGGAAATCTGTTCTTTCTTCTTCATCTCACACCGCCTTCAATTCATTCCAATAGGATCTTGCTTTGTGTGACCAGTGTACTGCCTTCCTCATCCTCTTGCAAGCCTTTTGTAGAAAATTCTTAAACATATTATCCGCAGATAAATCCGCAAGAAAACCCTCAAACCCTTCACCCCTGTGTCCGTCATCACCCTTGTCATTTGCGCAGGTAATTGGGGCATATTCTTCGCATGAAAGAGGGGAATTGTCGGGGAATTGTGTGTCGTCTTCAAGCTGTGAACGAGGTTTGACCGAGATGGCTCGTTTGTAGAGGATTTCTGCCCGTTCTTTCTTGGCAAATGCTATGTTTCGTAGCACTGTATAGTCTTCTGGACTAACCTCGCCAGATTTATAGGCTAATTCAAGCTCAAGGATTTCAGCTTGGAGCTTTTCTAGGCGAGTGAGCTGGGGGAGGATTCTTGCCTTTATAGAGACTTTAGTTGGTTTCTTGCCATTACCAGACCTAGCAGCAATTGCCTCATCGCTGAAGGCTCCCACGTTAGCGTTGCCGTATTGGTCATACAAAGGCACAGCTTCAATCGAACGAACGTTACGCTCACCGCACTGCTGACCATTATAGTCTGGTTCGTTTTCGTGACTCCCGACCCATGTTTGTAACATGAAAAAACGACTCATTGAACACCTACCTAAAGCTTTATCCGTTGACTTGCCATGAGTATAAGGCTTGATAGACTCGGCTGTCAAGCTCATTTTTGTACTGATCTGCCACTTCTTTCACAACCCGCTCCTTGTTAATTTTGTACCAAGCAAGCCCATCTTCTTTATTGATAAACCCTTTCCGAACCTTTGTGCTGTCATGTTCTCGGAAACTGAAGTACCAGCGGCTGTCTTTGGTAGACCAGAAGCCATCGGGATTGGACTTGATAACAAGGCTGTTAATTCTGTGAGGAATGAAGCAGCATGTGTCAGGACCATAGACTTTATTGCCTTGTACAAGAATGTCTTTGTCTAACTGCCACTTAGGTTTAAGTTTATCGAACCCAATCTGCTTCTCTGCCCACGGGGCGAAAACTTGAAAGCACAACCACTCATCTACAATCTCTTTATCAAAGTAGTTTCTAAACTTATGCTCATCACTGCTGCATCGTGTCAACATTTGGTGCCAATGATGGTAAGCTTTATAATTACCTTTTGCACTGTATGCACCAACACCAATAAACCCACCACCTGCAATAGGAGCCATGCAGTCGTAGATCTTACCAACGCTGATATTACTCGCTTCGAACCAAGCTTCGTGTCCTGTATTATTAAAACGAACAAGAACCTCTTTACAGTTCTTGTACTCCAACAGAGTTACGTTACCATAGCTTACAGTTGGAAACTCCTTACCCACCGATTCTCGGTAGCTGTTTGACCAATCCTTTACCTGGCCTGTCCGGATAGAGCCTAGTTCTGCCTCTGTTATATATCCAGACTCAACGAATCTGATGGTCGCTTTAACTGAACTATTGATAGACACCACCTCAAGCACACCAAAATTGTTTAGTCTGGA